TCATGCGCCTTGCAACCACCTTAGAAACACATCTTTTGATACTTTGATCATCCTGCCAACTCTTACATAATGGAATGGTCTTGGTTCTGAATTCAAAAGTTCGTAAGTTTGTTTCTGCCCGATGCACAATATTTGTTGAATATGTTTTGGTTCCAACACTGGCGGGTAATCATCAAGCGTATTGTTTTTATCGTTAATTGTTTCGTTTGGCCCCATCGATTCACCATCCTTTATCATATTAAGAACAAGCTGCTATTTAAATCTTCCGTAACTTTCTTTTGAGCTCGTTCCACGTAGCCTTGGACCGTCCCTTTACTGATGCCGAGCATAATAGCAATTTCAGCGTATGGGTAACACCCACCATGAGCTAGTTCATAACACTCTCTTTGCTGCGGGCTCAACCGGCTCAAAGCATCCTCAAGTTGATACCTTTGCCAATCAGTTAAAGTTGATGCGCTCCGCGAATTATATTGATTAGAGAATGCTTGCATCCTTAACGGGTCCATTAGTTTGTTTTTTTGATATGCAGATCGTCTTTCGATGCCTCTCTTGCTACCTGGCATTTTACCAGTATGTAGCCAGTTAATTGCTAGGTTAACGTCCGTTATCATGTCCTTAATAAAATCGATATCTTTCATTATTGAATCGAGATCTACATTTAATGCTATGGCCTTTTCTAAATCACATTCGAGCTGCTTACCCTTTTTCTGTAGCATTCGCAATGTGCCTCGATATGATAATTTGAGATCATTCCAATCCTTCATAAACCCGCGCTCGTCCAATTCCGGTAACTTTTCTTCCTTCATCCCCTCAGCTCCTCAGGGTTATTTAAACGAATAAATTAGATAAACTTGGTAACAATACTAAGGAGCCTTTGGCTCACTCCATTTGTCTGGTTGATAGAGCGCCAATAGTTCCCCTGTTGGCGCTTGTTCCATTTAGAAGGGAAGTTCATCGTCTGGGTCGTGAAAGTATGATTTCTTCTCATCTTGTATCACTGCAAGTAAGGCGGCTTTACATATCACGACTTGTGCAGATTCATCCTTTGCCATTGGCATGTGCCCAAATTGGCATTCCCATAAATCGTCTGGTGCAAAGTAATCACCTAGTCTTTGTAAGACGGTCGCAAATCCCTTAACCTGCATTTCCTCAATAACTTTCCACGCTGCCGCAATATCATTTAAATAATCGGGGCAATCCGACCAAGCTTCCTCTTCCGTTTTTCGCTCACCCGTTGTTAGTCCATCGAATGGAGCTACAGGATCAATTCCATCCACCAACATGTAATAACAATTTGCTTCGAAATCCTTGTCGTAATGGTAGACGCTCAGCCCCATCACATCCGTTGCTACGGATCGCTTCAGCTGTTCGGGTGTCATAGCTTCGATTTGTTCGCGGGTGTATTTACTCATGGGGTTCAACTTCCTTTTTAGCAGCTCGGATTAAGCCGATGACCATTCTTAAATCGGTATCACCTGACTCCCTCATTTCCTGTACATCACTTTCTAATTTCTCTAATATCTCCAATGCCTTCATTGTTTTTCCTCCACTCCATATTGTTCATAAAGCCGTTGAAAGGTTGCAAGCGGGCATTGCCCGAATCCGCTGGGTTTACGATAAAGGACATACCTTCCGACACTTACAACAAATCGCTCTACCCGACCATGATGGGAACTAAAGATATAATTCTTGCCTGTAACAATTGCTGGGTAAAGGAGCTCGGTAACCCTTTGTGCTATTTTGGCTTGAGTGGAGAGTTTCATTTCAACCCCATTTGTTTATTAATCTCAGCAATTATCTTAGGCTCAGGAGCAAAGCGCTCTTTCCAGCCTTCAGGCTTAAGAATCTTCCCTTGCTCATTTCGAGTCACCTTACCGTCCGTTACCTTGCCCATATTGGCAGCATGCACGATATCAAATATGGCTTCTGGTTTAACGCCCATTATGGTAAATGTACCGATTGTGAAGTAGAGCAAATCTATTAAGGCATCTACTTGATCTTCGATGGTGTGAGCTGCGGCAAACTCGGTTAATTCCTCCAACATCCAAGACACTCGCTTTGCTACTATGCCGCCCAAGTCTTGACCATCGCTTTGCATCTTCGATAATGCTTTGATCTCCTGTGTTAACTCATACATTGAACCTGATAGCCAATTATTTGTAATGAGTGGACCTTTGCTAAGCATTGTCGGGCTGCTTGCCATTTCTTCACCACATGCTATATGAAACTCTTTGATTTGTACGAATTGTTTATCCATTTTTATCCCTTCCTCTCCCTAACTTTCCGCCTAGTTCCCTTAGCTTTGTGCCATGTTCGCAAATGGTCTTACAGTGTTTTTCGAGCGGTGCGTAATTCCCCTTGCAACCGGCAGTTAGTTTAATTTTTATGGGGCAGCCATTGCATTTGGTGTCCAATATCTTATTAATCTGGTTTAAAGCATCGTTTCGGATATTCCCACACCCTTTAGGAGAAGCCCCCGAAGGGGCTTTGTCATTTCCCGCTTAAAATATTCCAAAAATTATTTATATAGGTAAGTCATCATCCGATGGTTCCTGAATAGCCTTGGTTTCTTCGATAAAAGCTGCCATTGGATCCTCGCTCTTTGCAACGAGCTCAACCGTTCCGCTAGCATCAACTTTGACCTCTAGACCCGCCTGCTTTTCATCGCCCTCGGTTTCTACCCATTCAGTCTCAGGGTCGTGGAAATCCTCAATACTCATTTGCGAAGATTCCAGAGTCAATTCAACTGCTGTGCCGCCTGAATGTGAATAAATTTGTCCGCTCTTTTCATCCGATAAATCTCCTTTGAGTAAGAAGTTAGCCACAACACCTTTTGCAGATTTCTTAATGTCCACAAATTCAGCGGGGAATTTACCAACAGCGCAATCCTTTATTTCCATATGGACAATGCTGCCCGCTAGATCGTAGAGCCTTTTGCCAATTCCCTGTGAATCATCACCCTTGAGAGTAAATTTCAAACTCTCCTTTTTGTTCTTTTTCATTTCAGTAAATTCGATATTTACGATAACTGCGCTCATTCAAACACTTCCTTTTGGTTTAATTGACAAATCGATTATTCTACCAAGCAAAACTTATTTGCCCTTTCTCGTTTGGAACACTTAAACCTCCGAGTTCCACTTCTTCTGCAAATATCAATTTAGAGGCATTCAAAACCATTTTAAGAGTAGAGAGGTTGTTTTTTGTATTGATGTACTGGCTTTCAAGTTCCCGTTCTGATGTACTATTTTTAATAATTACGTCAATCACATGGACATATAGCTGATATTGATCAATTTCATACATGCCCCGTTCAGGATCCTTTGCTTTGATAACAAGTTCAGCTTGTAATGTCAGGAGTTTGCTTAGTGTGCTACCTGGATGGTTAGAAAAGATCCGGTTTTCCATCTAATCACCTTTTCTTAAATCTGAATCTGTTCATGAATCCAAGCCTCGATCCGCTTCAAGTCCTCAATCAGTTCTCGCAGTGTCGTCGTTGTGCTTTCCATGATCTTCATACGAACCACACCTTTTACAGCCCCTGCCAAAGAAAGATAATGTCCGTGAATCTCTTGATTAAAGCCCGATTCCGCTTTTTCTGACTTTTTATATTTTCTTATGCTGAATTGCATTCCGTCTGACTCAATAACGAGCTCGCCAATTTCAACGCCTTCGTTGTCATAAAATTTCTCAATTACGATTCTCACAATAATCTCTCCCTTTAATCGAATAACCCTAACTGTCCATCCGATTCCTGATCTACTTGCTTGAACGCCTCTTCAACACTTAAACCTTTTTCTAATTGCTTGTGACGAGCTTTGATAACCCGTTCCCCCATGAGGATGTTTTCTTGACTGCGTTTGATCATATCGTCAAAATATTTAACGTCATCCGCATTGTTTGTAGGCTTCTTAAGTTTGCGATCCGCAATGACTTGCTTTTCGATTTGGGCTATTGTTGCCAGCTCATCCTCAATGCATTTAAGATTGGATTCAATACTTAAATTGATTTGCGCTTCGTTCATGTAAAAACTCATGATTTAGTTTCAATGATCGGCAATGGCATAGGGAGCTCGACTACTCCAACAAATCGATTGTTGTCACAAATGCACGAAGGGCATGAAGGTTCTTCTATTCCGGATGATTCTTCAATTGCGTATCCTAAGCTACAAGACTCACATTCGTAAAAAGCATAATTTTGCATGATTACCCATCTCCTCTCTTGACGTTCCCATCTGTTCGCAGGAGCGTATGTTTGGTTTGACCCCTGCAACTATCCTCCGAAAGTCAGAAACTTCCGTCGTGGGCTAAATATGGGGCTTACGTGACCTATTCTGTCGCCGTCTGTTTGTTGATGTGAATCGTATTGTGCTTTTGAATAAACTTCTGAACGTGTTCTGCTGGGTTACCCTCAACAATTAAAGTTTCCATTTGCACATGTAGTAATTGGGTATAACGCTGCATAACAACGAATAGCTCTTCTGCCGACTGAACCAAGTCAATATTCCTTGTTGCCGCAAGTTGTACTGCACCAAACAAATCAGCAAGCCCTCTATCAGCAATCAGATAATCTTTGATAATCGGAATCTGGAAGTAAATGAATTGAGTTAGCTGCTCATCTTTGATTGTTTCAACTGCCACTTCTTTCGTTTGGACATTTGGTGGTAACTCTGGCGGTTGCACAATGACTGGATCACCTTGATCATTTTCGGCAATTTCCTGTACGATTTCCTCTGGCTCATGTTTAATTTCTACAATTTGTTGCACAGCTACCTTCTTGTTTGCGTTCGGATTAACAATGCCCCATTTGCTAACTCGGGAGAAAATAGTTCCCGAATTTAAACCTTCCTCGCGTTCAATCTGCGCGGCTGTTTTGCCTTGTGCAAAAGCGGCTTCGATGAATTCTTTGTTTACGTGCGGGAAAGTCAACTTTCTGCCCTTTTGTTTCGTATCACTCTTTTCTCCCTTGGCCACCCGTTTCGTTGGTTCAAATGGCAATTTCTCATCTTTGATTTCAACGGGTTTTACAAAGTCTCGTATTGCGAGTAATTCCGTTTCGAGTGGCAGCAAGCCAACCATGGACAGAAATGTCCTAAAGGTGATGCTGTCGTTGCCGAAATACTCTATTTGAATTTCATTTCGCCGTATTCCTGATTTCCTTAAGATTAGATACTGCTCTTTTGTCATTGCCATGGAATGAACTCCTCTCAGTTTTTATATCCTTGCTCAAATGGTTTTGCATGTTCGGGATACCAAGTCGCTGGTCCCCACTTTTTAACGTACCCTAGCCGATTGATCCAAGGCTCTACAGATTCCTCTTTATCGTAATGTTGCAGAAGCTTGTAACAGCCATAAACATCAGCAAGGGCTCTGTGGGCTGTGTCCATCTCAATGTTATGCCTTGTAGTAAGGTCAGTGAGTTTGTGAGGGAACGGCACTCGATCTCTAGCAATCGTCAGCGTGTCTATGAAACTATTGCTGAAGCTTTGGTTGAATAGCCGCATGCGAGAATGGTGCAGGAAAGCAAGGTCAAAAGTTGCATTGTGCGCACCTATGATGTTGTTGCCCATGAACTGCTTGAGCATTTTAAATGCAATGTCTTCGTCAAAGCCATCCTTTAGATCATCATCAACGATTCCAGTGAGTTCCGTTATCTTTTGGCTTAATTGTTTGTCGTGCTTCACGAAGCAATTGAATGAGCCTGTTATGATGCCCTTGTGAATCTTGAGAGCAGCCATTTCGATTACTTGCTCTTTTAATGGATCAAGACCCGAAGTCTCGAAGTCCCAGATGGTTAAGTCCATTTCATTTAACATCCAACGCCTCCATAGCTGCCAATTCATCTTCTGGCTTTTTGATATCCCACTGTCGCAACCATTTGTATAGGCTGGGCACTTGAATGTTCAATTCCTCTGCAATCTGTTCGCGACTCATTCCAGATACACGCTTATCCAAATATTCCTGCTTGCGCATCATCTTGGGTTTGTAATGTCCACTCTTATTAAAGTTTGGTGTCAACGGTTTTCCATTAAAGACACTAACTCCTTTGAAAGGAATACCCAGTTTTGCAGCCTCTTCTTCTGTCACGAGTCTAGTTGTTAAAGTGTTGCTGCTTGGGTTTGGTTCTGGTGGCTTTTTATAGATTCTCATGCCTCTTTCACCGCCGCGAGCTTTCCAGCCTTCTTGTCAGCCTTTTTAATTGCATCGAATTCCTTGAGTGTCATCCACCCACCGCGAGCTTTCCAGTGCTTCATCACAACTAGAGCCGGAAAATCGGGATACGCTGCATCAAACATCTTGTGTTTAAGCGGGAATGTTTCGTTCGACATTCCTTTCACATCAACAAAGTATTCAGTCCCATATAACAGAACCTGCCCAAAGTGCTCGATTGGAGTAATGCCAAAATCGGGAGTATACGTAATCGCTAGATGCTTAACGCCATCCTTTTCAAGCTTCTTCAGTATTTCAAACCTAGGCTGAAATCTAACAAGAATCTTGCCTGCATTAATTTTTGGCAGCAGTTCCTCTGTATAATACTTAGCTTCCAATCCCGAGCCGAATACAAAATAGATATCCTTGTCATATGGTCTGGTTTTAAACCCCTCCAACATTGCCTTCGTTACCTTCTTTGAATTTCCGCTCCTAAGGTTAACAATCACTTTGCTAGAGTTTAGTTTGGTCGGTTCGATTGCATTAGGGTCAGATGCTTTTTTTGTTCGTTTGAACATGTCTCACCTCTTCTCCACATATTTGATTTTTGCTTTTGAAGCCATAAACCGCCTGCGAATCTCATAACGCGCTGCTAGTTTATGAGAGTAATGGCAGTCGTGGTCATAGAGTGCGATTGTGTAAAGTTGTCCGAGAGTGGCTTTTGTCCAGTTGAGCTTTTTCATATCGATAGTTCCAGCTGTCCATTTGCTTTAACTGCTGGATCGTAGCGATGGAAAGCTAAAACTTTACCTGAGCCGGTACACATATGCGGTAAATTTGCCTTAACCAAAGCCTTAGACATTGGAGGCGAAACGCTATTCCCACACCTGGCTACTTGTTTTGAAATAGGGTAAGGTTTGCCTTCGTGATCTTGGTCGATAATATACTCTTCTGGAAACCCTTGAGCTCCGAACAATTCGCGCGGGACAAGCATTCGTAGCCTGATATCATAAATTTGATAAGGTGTTCCGTGTACCATCACTAGCCCAAATCTGTCATGCGTTGGCACCGTTCCGAGCGGTCTATTTAAATCCTGCCCAATACTCGCTCCGTTGTATTGAATAAGAAAGCACTGGACAACTCCGAAATGAATACCGCCGGCTGTAATTGTATGGAGTGGCGTGTCCATTGCCTGACCAATGTTGGTCCCCTTCATCTTCATCATGTGAGCCGTCACAAGGCCATATCGATTAGATGTGTCAATCGTGAGTAGTGGTTGAGTTAATGCTTGCCCCCTTACTCCGTCGCCGTAACTGTGATATTGAATTAAAAAAGCGGAAACCAATTCAGAGTTATTGTTATCTGCATCGAATGGCACTGGTGCAATAAATGGGTTCGAATCATTAATGACCCACTTCCAAGTACCTAATCCAATTCGGCGTTGCGTATTTGGGACAAGATCCTTTTTTCGTCCAAATATTGACTTCGCTGGAATGGTCCAATCAATAACTTCCGATACATCGTGCCACGGCAATAATTTATTAGCATTTACCTGTGGTCCGTCCGGATCTCCTAGAACTGGTTCGGGGAAAACGATTGGCAATCCATCACACCGAGCCACTAAAAAGAATCGTTTGCGAATAGTTGGCGCTCCGTAATCACATGCCCGCATTTCTTTCCATTCCACTTCGTAGCCTTGGGCCATTAAAGCATTTATAAATGACTTGAATGTTCTGCCTTTTTGTTTAGGGTCCGGATAAAAATTACCTTCATCATCTGGGATAATTGGGCCCCATGTTTTAAATTCCTCTACGTTCTCGAGCATGATAACTCTTGGCCGGGCCGTAGCCGCCCATCGAATGGCAACCCACGCTAACCCGCGAATACTTTTTTCAACTGGCTTGCTACCCTTCGCTTTTGAAAAGTGTTTGCAGTCTGGAGATAGCCAAACCAATCCAACAGGGCGACCTTGAGATATGTCTCGCGGGTCAATATCCCAAACAGACTCGCAAAAATGAATAGTGTCAGGGTGATTAGCCTTGTGCATTGCGATTGCATCTGGATCGTGGTTAATGGCATAATCTACGCTGCAGCCAGTGGCTTGTTCAATTCCTGTGCTGGCCCCTCCGCCTCCTGCGAAGTTATCAACGATCAACTCTCGGGCTCCTAAGTCGATAATGCCTTTCCAATACTGGATTAACTCAATTTTATTGACTGGTGGTTTCTTGCGCTTCACATACATTTTGAATGTGGTTTGCACCATATTTAGCAGCCAACCTCCTTAATGATGCCCCTGCTGAAAAATGAGTACATTGCGGAGAGTCGAATGTAATGGATAATGGCACCTCGATTTTAAGCCAGCTTTCCAATTCAAGAGGTAATGGTTTTGCTGCTTGGTGTGCTGCGATTGCTTCTGGACTAAAATTTAATGTAGACCTATGAATGATTTGAAGGAATGGTCTGTACATGGCTGCCTCCTAAAATATTTTGGGTTGAATGATTGCTTAATCTTCGTTAAGCCAATTATTAGCTATTGGAGCAGGTAGGGCGATTGGTTCAGGTACAATCTCAGGGGCAGGTTCTTCAAATGCCCAACCAATCTCCCTGTATTCTGTTTTAAGCTCTGGATAAGCAAGAACGTTTTTCGCCCGTTGATACATTAAGAGGTTGCCTTCTGCTTTGTTGTAATTAATTAGCAACTCTGCCTTCCATTCAGGCCGAGCTAACTTATCATGTATCTCCAACTCTTCCAATCGCTCAGCCTCGCCTGCCAACCACTTCAATCCTTTTTCATAATGAACGTCATCTCTAATTATCAAGCTGCATCATCTTCCTTTTTCTTATAAGGGACAAAGCGTTGATACCACCATTCGAAGCGGTACCTAAATCTGTTTAGCCCAACGTTACGACCTTTCAAGAAAATAGAGTCAATGATTTTAACACCGTTATCTCGATCGCCTGTATCGTATAAAGCCTCAATCACATCCGCATCCTGCTCAATGCTGCCTGACTCTTTCAAATGCTTCATTTTGGGTTCACCTTCATCAACCTGTCTATCCAATTGGGAAAGCATGATGAAAACACATTTCCGATTACGTGCGATGTTCTTAGATCTCCGAGTAACACGACCGATTGCAGAAGAACGACTTTCACCGCGCTTTTCGTTAATTCCCATTATCTGAAGGTAATCAACAAGGATGCAGGATACTTTGCCGTGTTCCCTCTCTAAATTCCGAGAAGTGGATTCAATCTCATCAATAGTTACTCCAGCAGAATCTTGCACAAACAATTTCATTTTTTCCACTTCATCATAGGCTGCATTGATTCGGGTCCATTCGTTCTCGCGGAATCTACCTTCATCGCCTTTATTAATTAGCCTGGTATAATTCACGCCTGCTATATTGGAAACCATTCGATCAATGACTTCGGTGAAGCTCATTTCTTGGCTAAAGATCGCAACACATCCAACATCTTTGTTTTCTTTGGATATGCCATAAGCCATCTGTAAAGCCTTTGCAGTTTTACCTACGCTTGGACGGCCTGCTAGGATATAAAGCCACCCGAGCCACAATTGAGCCCAATCATCAAAGTCTTTAAATCCGCTCAGCAATTTAGCTGCTTTGGTTTTTAAGTGGGTGAAATAGTCTTTCCGCATTTCTGCAAAGCTCTTCATTTTTGAAGTGGTCTTAGGCTTTATCTCCATGACTTCATCATCTACTGAGCAAAACAAATCTTCATCCGATTCAAATTCCTCTTGAGCAAGACCGATGAGCTTTTTACCTAATGCGACAATTCGCCTTTTATGAGCTGCCGTTCGAACGATTTTGGCATATGATTCGATATTGGAAGCTGTAGGGGCGCTGTTCTCCAGTTCTGCCAGATAAGAAACGTTCCCCACTTCTAGAAGTCTTCCAAACTTTTGGAGTCTATTGGTGACTGTAATCAAGTCGACAGGTTCGTTTCTCTCCCGCAGCTTTCGCATCGCATTCATGATAAGTTCGTGCGACATTCTTGAAAAATCTCGTTCTTCTAAAAAGTCGATTTTATCTAATGCTGCGGGGTCCAAGAAGATTGCACCCAAGACTGCTTGCTCAGCCTCCAAGTTTCTTATATCCGGATCCATCTCCAGGTACGTATTTATAGGGATCACCTCCCTCATTCACGTATTGTTCAAAAGCTAGGTCGGCATTGCGTAATAAGATTTCGCGGTCCTCTTTGGAGGTTTGCTGAACGATATCTGAAATAGTAGGTGAATAACGGCTCGCCGCGATATGATCCCTTAAGTTCCTTTGACCCGTTTCAAAGGAGACTCCTTTTAGCATATCGGTCCAGATTTCCGTTTTTATATCGTCATACTGAAAATTGGGATAACAATTATTAATGATCAAGAAGAGTTGCTTTACCTCTACTTTGTTCAAGTTGCATGCCCTCCCCAATCTCTCGCATAAGCTGTTCGTTTTGGCTGACCTGAGCATTTTTCTTAACCATCGGATAATAGCTATAAGGGTCCCGATCAGCTAAGAATTTCTCAAAGTGGCGCTTGCCCAAGAAATCATCCAAGCTCCATCTTGTGGTAAGCACATAACCGGCATTATTCAAAATATCCGAATACGTTGAAATGCTTTGTTTCAGTTCATCGAACGAATAACTCTCCAGAGCCCATTTCACTTGCAACTCAATTTGAGGATTTAATGCCCTATGCTTCACTAAGCGGCATTCGTTCCAATGTTCATAAATGGCTTTGACCAATTCCTTAAGTTTAGAGAAAAGCATTTCTTCCTCCTCGAGACTATATATTTCTTTAAAGATTTTCTTTAAAGATCTTTTTCTTTCTTGGTCACCTAATTGGTTGACTGGGGGAGTCCCACTATTGGTTGACTGGGTATCAACTAATTGGTTGCCCCCCACCTTTTTAGTTGACCCCCTTTCGATCAACCAAGTGTCGTAGTCTTTAATGAAGCGAAGCGTCCTAGATTCGGTAAAAGTACCCTCCGAAACCACTTTCAACACTCGTTTTTCGATCAAAAACTGAACTTCTCGGCTGATTAGATTTTTGTGTGATCCAAGAGCTTTTTGAAGGAAGGTTAATGAAAAATCAGAGTCCTTTCTTTTGAATCCAAAAGTGTATCTCCAGACAATTAAGATAATGCGGAGTTGGGTTCCGTTGAATTTAAACTTGGGTACCTGCTCCAATAGTTCGTTGGCAACCATGGTGTATTTATCCGGTTGAACGTTTGCCATTCTTTCACCTGCTTAGTGGCATTAATTTCATGTTAGCCTCTTCCGGTGTCCTTGCGCCCTTCTTTTGATTACAGACCTTACAAGCTGTGACCAAATTATCAATGCTTGTTTCACCGCCTCTTGATTCAGGGACGACATGATCAGCCTCTAAATCCTCGCCATATCCACAATATTTGCACTTGTAAGAATCCCTTTTGAAAATGGCGAGTCTAAGCCTGACTGAAATTTTCTTTTTCTTCTTAGAAGTACCAGGTAATGGTATCTGGAATAATTCCTTATAAGCCGCTTCCAAGCATTTACTACAAAGCGTGAAGTTTTTATCTGCCCAATGTTGGAAAGAGCAGCAACGCTCTTCTTCGCATTGGTCGCATTGATAGGCATTGACATAATCGCCACACAAGAACATTTTTTCTTTCATTAAACTCATAGTGCCACCCGCTTATTTCTTAATGCCTTCCACAAAATCAATGATTTCCTTAGCAAATCCTTTGTTCTGCTCAGTGACGGAAACATCTTCCGAGTAATCTCGATCAACCCAATTATTCAACATGCCAGCAAGTTCGGTTACTGGATCAATTACAGGCTGCTCGACGATGTAGCCAACCACAAGGGCTTTAAAAACAAGATCATCGATATCTAATCGAAACATTTCCATCCTGGCATTTTTGGCAAGATCGCAAGGCTCCTTTAAAATACATTCCAATATCCCCCACTTGGTTAATGATGAATCTGGCTTGTCGTAGTAAACCAAAGCGTCAATGATTACTTGCGGCAATGGTACCGGCTGGTGATCCAATATTGCAGCTTCGAGAGTTGCTTCCAAAAGAATCCTTGCTTCGTGTTCCGCATTATAAGCCGTCCAAGCTTTGCTAAGTTCCTCATTCAACTTCGTAACCTTAAGGTGCTTATCGATATTCCGTTCATCCAAACGCTTAACCCGACTTTCAAGCCGTACTACCTTGCCATGAAGCTCTGAACGATGACCCATTAAGATTCGCACCTCTTCGCGCTTCTGGAGGTTTTCTTGTTGTAACTGGGTAAATTCCTCTTGGTTGATTGGCAATTCATCCAATTCGAAAACATCGTTAGTCTGAAATCCAATTCCCATGAGTTTGCCTTCAATGCATTGATAAGCGGTCCCGAACATAAACGGGATTATCCTTGCTTCGAATATCTCGCCTTTCTTGATGTCGCCTTTATTAACTAACAATTTAACTTTCATCTAATGACCTCCAATTGATAATCAAACACTCTTTCAAATCCTTTAGCTTCCAGCGCATCCTCGACAGCCTTCTCAGCTAGCTCGGGAGTGTTGTTCTGCTTTGATAAATGGGTCAATATGATTCGCTCGCCCTTACCTACAATGAGTTGAGCAAGCGCCTCGGCTGTCTGCTCATTGCTCAAATGCCCTAAATCAGAAGAAATACGAGCCTTCAATTGTTCGTGATACTCTCCATTAATCAGCAGGTCCAAATCGTGATTCGCTTCAATAATAAAGATGTTTGATCCCGCCATAGCTTCAATCATGGTTTGATCCACAATTCCGCTATCTAAGCAAATGGAAAGCCGGTTCCCTTTATCCCCAATGACCACGAACCCGAATGGATCAAAGTCGTTATGATGGGTGCTGAATGGTGTAATGAAAAACTCATTCTCGATATTGATCTCGTCCGCAACAGTGGCAACATTCCGCAAATCCTCTTCTACCGTCTGCATGTACTTTTCATTTTTCCAAGTTCCTTCAGAAGCATAAACTGGGATCCTGTATTTATTTGCTAACCCAATTCCCTGCACATGGTCTTGGTGTGGATGAGTAATAAAAATGGCTTGAATATCGGTTGGATTAAATCCGTTTTGGATCAGCAGGTTTTCGATTTTTGTTTTGGGCAAACCACACTCGATAATGATAATGGTGTCATTGGACCGAACGGCGATAACATTGCCGCCCGATCCTCCAGCTATGATTTTTACTTCCATCAAGGTTCAAGCTCATCGCTCTTATCGGCGATTTGTTTTTCAATGAACTTTAGTAAGGTTTTACGCTCAGCAAGCGTCGGGGAATCTGGTGTTGCTGCCTTCATGTTGGTATTCATATAATCGAGAATGGCTGCATCTGTGGTAATTCCCAATTCTTTCAGTTTGGCCTTAATGGTGCCGTTGACTACTTTGCGCTCGGCAACTTCATCTATAGGCGTTACCTCCGCTTCAACAGCGCCCGCAGCTTCTGAAGCTCTTGTTTTAGTGGTCTTGGTTACCGGCTCAGTGATAATAACCGGATCCGCTTCTGGGTTGATTTCTTTCCTAACATAAGGCTCATTCCCGCCTGTATCTCCAGACAATTCCTCATCATCAAACCCTAATCCGAAACCAGCACTTAAAGCCCGCTTGGAAATATGTTTCTTGAACATATCGCCAGTGTTGTTATTCCACATCGCCTTTTGCATACCGATATTGGAATTGCGGAGATGATCCACTTCCTCGATCCCCATTACAACCGAGAATGGTTTGAACCCTTCCCTATAAGCGAATGCGTAGCAGCCTATAATTTTACCTCTAGGGAAACCCCAGCTATGCTTATCAATAACGGTATAATAGCGTTCGTCGCCTTCATCCTTTTCTTGATGCATGCTGAATTCGTCATTCTCATGAACCAGCTGTACATCATAACCGCGATAATCTTTATGTTTACGAGCTTGGGTGACATAAAAGCCAATACCGAACTGAGGAGTTAATTTACCGGAATATACGGTTGGATAGATTTCATTAAGCAGTGGATTAGCTCCAAGTGATTTAGCGATGGTCATAAACAACCTGAATTGTGGTTCGGTGCAATCCTTAGCAATGGTTTCATGAATAGTCTGGATCATTGTTTCGTCCAGGTCGCCAAAGGTAAACTTTTTGTATTCAACAATTTGATTAGCCAACTACAACTACCTCCCAAAAATCTATAGTTTTCTTCATCTTGCGGACTTCTTCGACCTTGGCATCTCCGTAATCTTCAAGCAGCCAATCCTCTTTAGGGGTAGCAGCTCGGGTGACGAATGCTTTAAAACTCTTATCACCATCAGTGAAAATGATCTCCGCTTTCTGCCATCTTCCCTCCTGTGTCCAATCGCCTTGCTTGACTATGGCAACGTTTAGATCCTTGACCTTGCCGTCTTTGAAAAGTTCATTTAATTGCGCTTGGGTTAATTTCATGCAGCCACCTCTTTCCCATTGATTTGTAATGCTTGGCCTAATACCGCTTGAGCCGTAATTAATTGATCAAACACTTTGTACTCTCCGGTGTATTCTCCAACTCCATCTACGAAAACAGGAGTAATCAAGTTGGAATTTTTGAAAAGAACCTCCGTTAATTCAAGACCTGCAGTAATCTTTTCCCCGAATGATAGGCTGACAAAATCTTTACCGTTCATCTGAACGCTGAAATCAGGTTCCCACTCATCATTTGATTTCACGTATTTGTGCAATCGCACTGATAAGCTAGTAAACATCGCCTGAATTGATTCAGCCTGTATCTCGGTTTCTTTGGATTTAAAAGCCTTAACAGCGTCCAGAATAAAGGTTGATTCTCGCAAATCAGCAAGCACTTTTTCCTCATCCGTTTTAGCCTTTTCAACATCTGCCGTTAAGCGTTCGCGTTCCTGTTGATTGCGAATCTCTTCTAATAGAGGATTACGCTTTTGCTCAAGATCACGAATATTCTGGAATTGTTCAGTAACGTCGATGTATTTAGCTTCAGCAAGCAGTTGGTTCGCTTCATCCCTAGCAGCTACGAGCGCCTTATGATTAGCTTGATACTCCGTTTTGCGACGATCTTTATCAGAAGTGACGGCAGCAAGTGATTCGGCTAGCACAGGTTGCTTACAGGTCTTGCAAGTATCCTCAATCACTTCATCTCTAAGTGGCAGCCATTTGTCTTTTGATAAATTAACCAAGCGTTGGGCTTCGGTGGCTTTGTTTTGCAAAGATGTATGAACCGAATTTGTTTCGCCTGCAGTCGCAATTACCTTTTCAATTTCAGTGATTTGAGTATCGAATACAGAGACTGCGGTTTGTTTTGAAGCAATGTCAATTACTACCGATGGAAGGCGTTGCAACTGTTCTTTGAGAGTTTTGGTTTTACTCTGAGCTGAGATATGATCGGTTTTAAGTTTTGCATTCAAACCACTCTTATTTTTAGGTCCAGCATGAATTGCTTTTATATCATCAACACTTTGCTTTTTGAACATCTCCGCCAACTTCTCAGCCTGAGGATTCAACTTAATATCTTTGCGATCTTGATCTGGAGACAGTCGAGACATTTCCTCGAAAACCATTTTATTAAGCGGTACTGGGACGGCTTGGACCAATTGTTCGCGTTGCTTGTCCTTGTGGAGATTAAAGAAGTATCCCGGATAATAAAGTGCCATGAATTCATCTTGCTCGAAGTGTTTGGAAACAGAATCTTTAAATTCAGAAGCGGTCTTGCCCACATCATTTACATAAAAATTATTGCTTGATCCATCTATTTCTCTAGCAAATTTATATTCCGATCCATCAATAGATAACAGGATTGAGGCAAATACCTTATCGTATTCATAAGTGGTCGGACGCGGGCTAGAAATACCTTTGGTATAATCTGCTCCGAATAAATCCTTGCCCCACATAATCCAAACTGGGGCTTCTCCGATGCTTGTCTTGCCCTCCCCGTTCTTACCAGTGAGTTTCAAAACGTCAGTGTAATCTAAACTCAGATCACGAACTGCTTTGAAATTATGAAGGACTAGCTCGATAAATTTAACGATCATCTATCCCCAGCCGCCTTTCTCCACTTACGAGAACTGATCTTGTCCTTGTAGGCATGCGCTTTCGCTGCCTGCTGGATAACTTTGAATGGAAGCTGAGTTATGGCTTTGCCAATCGTATAGGCGACGAACTGGCTGTTGTGGCTTACCATTCTCCTGCGAATTGAACGCTTTGAGATAACTACTTGATCCTTTTTAATGGCTTCCGATACTGAGGACAAACCTAGCGTTCCCCATTTGTAAGGAGTCTTCTTGACTCGCTTCTCGCCATACGGACGATGCCCAGCTTTTGGTGAGTTATAACCACCCTTGCCCTTTACAGCATCACGGATAACGCCTGCAATGGTTTGTACCTTCAATTCCTGCTTAGGATTAGCGAACCTCCGCGAAACGCAATTGCTTAAATGTTCTTGCTTTTTCGAATATGCTGGATTACCCATTCTTGTTTTCCTCCTTGTTCGTACTTGGCTTCATCCCGGGGAACCCGACTGATTTCATCCAAGCCGTTTCTATTAAACTAGTGAAAGCTGATAGTGTTAATAATAGACAAATCCAATAAGTAATTGATTCAAAATAGTAATAGCTTATAGTGATTAGAACAGAAACCCATAAACTGGAGCACCACGGACAAATTAAAATTCTACCAATTACACTGCGTATCCGACCGCCTTGAAGTGTGAAGGTCATTGTTTCGAAATCCCTTGTAACGAATAAGTCCCGGATAGGTGCAAAGATTAGGTCAAACACAATAAGGTGCGTGAGGCGGTAACAGGCAAGGGCTAGAATGATTAGGGTTAAGGATGTCAAAGTTCTGCCAACTCCTTCTCAAGCAACTTGATCTGATCCCTTGTCATATCGAAGTAGAGATTGATCATATAAACCTCAGTAAGCGCGGTATAACTCATGACTTCAATACGTTTTCCCCAATCAGTTAATGAAAACGAAGTACTCTCATATTGGATGCTGATAACTTTAAATCCCTTAGAAACCATAGCCAAGCGGTCTTTTAAGTGGTCAATCTTCTTTTGTAACTCCCGAGCCGCATCAACTCTCTGGCCCATGTAAAGCAATGTTTTAGGGTCCATGTTTCCTCCTAGTCCCCAACGGGCTTCCTTATTTTTAAAGCGGCTAATTCCTTGATCTCCTGAAGCTCAGGATCGTGTTCAACTTTAGGTGCATCTAGCAAATCGATGTGTCTTACTCTGGTGTACGATTCTTGGTTAGGGGGTTCTATCAAGCGAGAATTCCCTCCACGATCTTTTCAACCGCTTCATTGTCATTGCATTTGTGCCAGTAGCTAACCATATGGCTGCCGTAATCTCCGATAGGCTCGTTTTGCAAAATCTCAACATAATAATTTCCATCTTCGCCGTGATACAAAGTCATTGTGAAATTAGGAAGTGATTCGCTAACGAAGAATCCTGCATCCACTTCATCAACAGCTTTAAGCGTAGTTTTGGGCTCCTCCTTGATTTCATCAAACAATTCCTGAGGAATGAGTTCTCTTAAATCCAGTTCATTTGTCAATCAGATCAATCCTTTCTATAAAGTCATTCTTTTACCTCAGGAACGGTTTTTACATATTTGGCGAAGCCGTAATAAAACAGTCCTATTAATGCAAAGCCGACTAGTAACAACCACTTCATGCACCATCACCTGACCTTGCAGTTACGATTCCGTGAATGATCATTAGAAGCACGAGACCTAAAAGAACGTAGCCTCCAACAACGCAAGGGTCGGTGCTCATTTGTGTTCAATCCGCAGCTTGTCCGCTACCATTGCAATAAAATGTCCATTGGTTGGTTTGAACTTATTGGTTTTAAGCACATACCCAAACAGCTCAGTGATGGTTTCAAGGTTGCTGTGCGTCCAAGCGATTTCAATTGCATGCCTCATAGCACGTTCGACCCGAGTAGGCAGTGTATTGAACTTTGTTGCAATTGCCGGATAAAGACCCTTTGTTAAAGTGTTGATTGCATCGCCATCCTCATAAACAGTTGTAATGGCTTCTCGCAAGAACTGGTAACCTTTGATATGAGCTGGTATGCCCATCTCCTGAAGGAATCTTGAAATGATAGCGTGTATATCCAGTGGCTCGATTTCAGCTTTTTGAACCTCTGGCAGCGTTCCGAATATTGCTTCAAGCTGTGCAGCGACTTCGGTTTGAACCATTAAACGAATCTGTTGTTCGATCATATAGTTGCCTCCTTTTAAATTGGGTCACGTTTTTAATGAAATAGTGATTATTAGGAACACTGTAGTCATGGGAAAATAAGGCATTTAGAACACCTGTTCCAATTGCGTGATTTTAGATCACATAGTATAATAAATACGTTAGTAAGAATCACATATTTATTAAGTTTAATTCTGTTCTGGCTTGCTCGAACAAGTCAGGGAAAAGCTCTTCAAGCGTTGTGTCCATACATAGACAATACTTAATTGCAACATAAAGGCTCGGGTTCATAAACGCATTTTCTGCACTGCGAAGCGAATCAGTTGACACCCTCACTTTTAAGGCCACTTCGCTTTGAGACCCTATTGAATTTCGACGCTTTTTAAATCCCGGTCTTTTCGTGTTATCTGTAATTAGCATCTTAGGACCTTTTCGACTTTGTTGATTCTGCATATTTCACCTCCATGGGACATACTATAGCATAGTGACTAATAATCACGCAAGTAATATTATTGTGATTTATAATACATGTAATCTAAATATATAATTAAGGGGTTGATTGATGTGGGGTTAGGCGAGAGAATACGGGAGTTAAGAATTAGCAAAAATTATACACAAGATCAACTGGCGGAAGAGATTGGAATGCAGCGCTCTAATGTTGCTAAGTATGAATCAAACACGAATATCCCTCCAGTTGAGGTTTTAACAAAATTAGCAGATAAATTCAAAGTGTCCGTTGATTATCTGTTAGGTAGGGTTGAAAACTCTTTTGACATGTTTACTGACAGCTCCGAAGAATCACTTGCTAAAGATGCTAAAATTAAGGGATATCTAGAAAAGTCAGAAAGTTTACTTAGAAACGGAAAAGAAGTGGATGAGCAGAAGTTGAAAGAGGCATTGAACTACTTGGAGTATTTGTTTAAGAAAGAGGATAAATAGATTTTATACATACGTTTTCCTTATGCTCCACATAATCGCATAAGGATATTTATTTTTTAATAATATGTATTAGCTAGAGTATAAGACGCAAGCGAATTGCGTAATCATGCATGTGCCTTGCATTTAATTAATAATTAGGTCTTGCATAAAATGGTAATTTGGTATTATGATAAGTGGTATTATTAAACAATTAGGGAACCAATTTTGTCATGTATGTACATGACAGACCCGATAGAAGAAAACCCATAAAATGGTCTCTTCGTCAATTGCCTTCCTGCCAAAGCTTCTTTACCACATTCCGCTCATACAGATCTTTCTCCTCACATCCAATAGCTAGGGCTATCGTGTACATGGTTTCGACGGTCATAACGGTTTTTTTAGTTGAATACTCAGAGAGACGTTGCTTACTAATACCTGTCTTTTTGACCAAATCTTTTCGCTTCATGCGGGCTAGTCTTAGGCATTTGTCCAGAAGGCAGTGACCAATTTCTATCTGGGTCACAACAAACACCTTTTGCATCACACCTTCGCGTTACGAAATACTTGTCCATTTTAACAAAAATAGACAATCTTGCAAAGGTATCAATAGAATTAGATAGGAGTGGGATTAGTGGACAAGCAAAATGAGGAACTTGAGAAAGTTGATTTAGATTTTGAGAATGTGTTTTCTTCTGCGAGAAAAGAAGGTATTTATATAGATTATAACCATTATATAGACGGTGTTGGTGCAGCGGGGATATATATAACGAACGACAATAATGTTTTTTTTAGCATAAATTCATTGATTTGTTCAGAGGATCAGGAAGAGATTTGTTTCATCCTGCTTACCAGGCACGTTTCCCACCCCAACATAGACTATGTGTTATCTTTGGAAGATTTAAATAAGAGAAACAATGAACGAGATGTATTATCGCTTGCTCATCAGATCCGACTATTCGAAACCGTATCCAAAGCAATGCTCAGGCTTTTCGGCAAAAAAAAGCGACTTCGTAATTGAAGTCGCTTTTGCTTTATATTCTACTAAAGTAATTCTTCTGGGATGTCATATTCATGACAAAGCCAGTAACAACCAGTTAGAGCTTGTTTTTTTGCAACAAAAGTCAATACATTGTTAGCCACTTTCGCAATAAACATTTTCAATTAGACGCGCCTCCTTACCATTTCATTCGATTCAGTAAAACGGAAATAATAGGAACGGTGGTGATAGATTGCAGCAGAAATGCCATTGATAGTGTTGGAGATTCAATGAAGAAATTAGAGCTAACAATTAATATCGAGATCAATTTAAGAGCTGGATAAAATTTGACAGGTAATTTGCTTTTCTTGATTCCGTTTGGCGCATTCCAAGCTAACAACAATATTGAAACTGCATTTAACACATTAATATTATACCAATAACCAATAGGTAAGTATATGCAAATTAATACAATTAGAGCCGAAATAACGTTGCAAACATTTGCAGATTTTATGTGCAATCCTCCGCTAAAATACCTTAATCCGCAAAAGCCAATTGTTGCAATAAATCCCTTTATAAAATCACCTGTAACTAAAGATATGATTGTAACTAAAGAGAACATGATTATAAGATTTAACATTGTGGAAATGCCCAAAACAAGAACGGGAATAGATGATGAATTAGGTGAATGTTTTTTAATAAACATCGCAAAATTATTTGATATTATGTTTACTGGGTTTATTTGATTTAATAATTTTATTGTTACCACTCCCTTCCCCAACGAACCTGGAGTTGTAATCTGATCTATTTTTTATAAAGGCTCTGTATAGAACATATATGATTACTAGAGTCATAGATATTATTAAATAGAAATCAATAGACGATGTAGTAAAAGAATTGGCGTAAATTTGAAATAAAGAAACAACTAATATCAAGGCTGCCGCTAATATAAAGTTGTGTGGTTTTAATAACGTCTTGCCCGAATATCCAAGTCTAAGGAATACAAAACCAATGCGAAACTTCTTTAAAACATAAGCGATTAATAGGTACATTGAAGTGACTGCGAGATGTAAAATAGTATAATGCAAAGGATTGCTAATCATTTTGTCCATTGTGGAAATGTTTAGGGCGATAACTGCGTAAGTCGTTGCGCCATCCACTATTGCTACAAAGATTGTCCCGACCCCACAAAAGATTAAAGAGAATAAAAATGAGTACTTCCTAAGTATAATCATCATTACAATCCATATAGCAGTTTGAGCTACAAAGGAGTAAGGTGAATCGATCACAAATTTAAAATAGTAATTTGTAAATCCTACTGACACAGCCAGGATGGCGATTTGTTTGTGTGCGTCAGCTAAATGTAAACTAAATATACTATAAACAAAGATCATCATTGCTGCAATAGTGATAAAAGTCATCAGTAACTTTATGTAAATGTCCATATTATTGATCAACATCCTTTTTATTTTTCTTCGAGGGGTTAACCTGACCCCTTTGTAACACCCATGTTTTGCCTATTAGCGTGGCATTGCATTTCCCCTCTCGTGATAGCCTTTTTACTTGAGCTTGGGATATCCCCCATAAATCAGCTGCTTCATCGGTCCCCATTATCAACACTTTTAAATCAATGATTGATTCAGGTTCGCACATAATCTAACCCCCTAAAAGTGGTTGTAATATTCTGTTAATGTAACAATATCACGCCCGATAACGAGCGTCAATATTTATTTATAGTAAATCTATTTTGTGAGATAATAGTCTATATTCGATAGGAGGTTATTTAATGTTGGTCAATCATATATTAGTCGGACTGGTATTAATCGGGATGCCAGTAACGGCAATTTTAGAATTCAAACGAATTAACAATGCTGTTGGGAGTTTTGTGAGAGAGAAGCTTTATTACAAAATATTTTTTCTATACTGGACGATAACTTTACTATTTATACTGTTTTCAAGTTTCGACAGCACGCTTAGCATCACGAGCATAAGTGAGAATTTAACCATTGTGCGAATTGCCTTAATTGTATCTTTGGTCTACTTAACATTCGATCAATTTCTACCAATCGTTTTAATATTTTTCAGCAGAAAAATGCGCCAACTAACTGCGAAAACCTTTAGTCTTGTGCCAATGCACCCAGTAACTTTTAGGGAGAAAAAGGTATTTTGGATAGTGCCAATTACTGTGGGAATCTGTGAGGAGATTATATTTCGCGGTTACCTCTTCCAATACTTTCAGGCATCGCCTTACGGCTTGAGCGCAGCTCTGAGCTTGCTACTCGTTTCCCTGCTATTTGGTATCGGACACTTCCAGCAAGGCATGTCTGGAATCATTATGACTATATTCCTAGGTCTGTTTCTTGGCTCGATTTACTTGCTGACAGGAAGCTTAATCCTGCCTATTCTGATTCACATCATATTTGATGCAAAGATACTGTTTATCCCATGGGTTTTGCAGAGAAATCAAAAATCCGATGAGGAGATTGTTCTGCTTGATAAGATATGAATAACAAAAATGTAGTAAAATATACCCAGTTCTGTTAAGCTAATATTTGACAATTATTTCATTTCAAAGGGGATATTATGAAAAAAGCTTATTTGCTTACATTATTATTTGTAATTGCACTTGCTGGATGCACGGAAGCTAAAATTGAAAAGGTAGAAAAGCCCGCCGCTACCCAAGCGGCAGAAGTTGAAAAAACCGCCGAAGCTTCCGCTGCCCCTGCTACTCCCGATGCTGACAAAGCCGAAGCTCAGAAAGCGGCGCTAGCGAAGATGAAAGAACAACAAGAAGCGGACATTGCAGCTAAGACATTTTCGATTGGTGACACAGTAAAGTTCAATGACTTAGAAATCACACTTAATGGGGTCAGGGGTAACAAAGGATCAGATTTCGATACGCCAGAAGAAGCCATGTTTATAATTCTAGATTTAACCATCGAGAATAAAGGTACGGATTCAGCGGCAATTTCTACTTTGATGAGCATGGCATTAAATGATGCGGAATCCTTTAAACTTGATGTGGCACTCTTCACTGATGTTAAAGGATCTTTAGATGGGGAATTGGCGGCTGGAAGAAAAGTTCGTGGCGAAGTAGCGTTTGATGCTCCTGAATCTGCTTACTATGAATTTATTTATTCCGAACCATTTTCCAAAGGCCAAGCAATTTGGAAGTTTGGAATGAAAAAATAATTTATATTTTTCCATTAAAGCCCTCAGGGGCTTTTTTTCTTACCCATAAAATTTCTTACAAGTCTCAACGTCAATTACTTGGGTTATCTGGTTACCCATCGACAAATAATACCTCGTGTTCAAATGTTTAGTTTGGATAGTAAACTCCAGCATTCCTTCTGGAACGTCCTCTAATCGCTCGTAATGATCTCTCATGTTGTAAAATGCCAGAGCCCTCCACCATCCCCAAACGCAACGCCACCAAGCTATTCTCTGCAATTCTGCCATTGATATATCCTTGTCCTCAGAATCCTTTGTGTATCGTATTAACAGTTCGTACAGTTCCATTGTAAAGCTCATGCGATCACCTCATCCACATTATATGCGAACAAGTATTCTTATATCAAACAAATTTAACCTGTTCCTTCTACAACAGCAGACTCTTTTTTCTTTCTGGTTGTTTTTCGTTTAGGTTTACCTACTTCATTTTTTGGCTTAAGGCTGCTCAGGCTTGCTTGCAGTGCAGACATTAAATCCAAGATATTTGATTTTGCTTCAACTCTAGAAACGTGGAACTCTTCGCCATTTATTTTCTTTTGAATTAATGAGGTTAATTCCTCGCGATAATCATCTTGGTAATTATTCGGATCAAATGGTTTTGACAAATGGTCGATCAACATATGTGCCATTTTCAATTCCATTTCACTAACTTCCATATTGAGTTTCAAATTTGGTACTTGTTGAACAGGTCTTATCTCATCCGGATAATAAATGGTTTCCATAACTAAGCAATGGTCAATAATTCTAAGTGCAGCTAGGCTGCTTTTCGAGCGAATAATCACCTTGCAAATACCTATTTTCCCCTTAGTTCTAATTGCCTCGTAAAGTAAATAATATGCTTTTGCGCTCGTATCGCCTGGGGATAAATAGTATGTTTTCTGAAAATAAACCGGATCTATTTCATGAAGATCAACGAAATCCAAAATTTTTATTTCTTTAGTATTTTCAGGTAGAATCTCTTCAATTTCGTCCTTATTAAAAATCACAAACTTCCCGTTTTCATATTCGTAACCTTTCACAATATCTTCACCTGAAACTTCTTTTTCACAAGCTTTACAGGATTTTATATAAGAAAGGTTGGTGCCGCATTCTTTATGGATGTATTTCATTGTTATATCCTTATCCTCTATTGCCGAATGCATCTTCACGGGTATATGTACCAAACCAAATGATATAGCGCCCTTCCAAACTGTATGCATTATGTTCACCCTCCTCAATCTATCTATCATTCATTCTTTCCCATGAAAATAGATTTATACTAAGGTGCGAGGCCGAAACGGAATTGAACGCAAAAAAGCCCCCACTGACTAGGTGAGAGCTCATAGGAATATGAAGAATCAGGGATGCTTATAGAAAAGAATTAAATCAAACAACTAATATTTATAAGAGTTGGTAGTAAGTCTAACGACTACTTCTTCCCCTGATTAAGTTGAAGATCAGTGAAATCAATGCGATGACAAGCAGAATATGGATAAAATCACCTGCAATATGAAAAGAAAAACCTAAAAGCCACATGAGTAATACGATAACAAAAATTGCCCAAAGCATAAGGACGCCTCCTTTTCAAATATTAGTTTATTTATCTCCTTCTACTGTAAAAGAATCCGCCGCCACCAAACACTAATATAACTACAATTATGATTAGTAATGTATTCATTATTAATCACCCCTTAAATCATATTTTACTACTATCTAATAATAAACATGTTAAGGGATATTGAAACATGTGGATGAACCTAATTGCTCGAATTATAAGCATAATATACATAAGTATCCAATGGAGCGAATGAGGGCTTGCCCGGTGAGTAAAGATGTGGGTAATGTGAAGAATCAGAATGCGGAGTTAATCGAAGAAGCTAAATAAACGAAAAAAGCCCCTATCCTGCAGCGATAAGGGCTTTATCTTTCTGTGGGAGAAGTAAAAAAGCCCCTGCTGATTAGGCAAGAGCTAAATATTAACGCAAGTCATTATTATATAAATTTGTAAAAAGTAAACTCACTTCTCATTTTTTAAATCTCGTGTTGGTTTTTCTTTTTTTTCATGTGTATATTCGGAAAAAACCTTACCTAATACCTTCTCAGTTAATGTTTTATCGTCATCCTTTTTCTTCAAAAATTTGTTGGTAGGTTGTTTATCTGAAGGAAGATTAAAGTAACCTCTTCCTTGTACTGATGTGACAAAACTTGAACTTTGCACCATAAATTCACCCCTTAACTAGATTATTAAAATATTGTGAATTAAATTCCGGACTAAAATAGTGCTTTCGTTTAATCCAAATAAATCCATCACCTTTTGATATAACTGCCACGTCTGTAGGTCCACCAACAGTTTCGGCTTGATTTGTGACCTTTCGTTTAATAGATGTTAAATTTACCAATGCCTCTGCCATTGCAGCTAATTCTTCTTTTGGAAAGGATGCAACCGTTTGTATAACAGGAATTAAATAATTTCTCCGTTTTAATTGTTGGAGAGATTGGGAAAACTCTGTAAATAAATCGATACCTTTTTGTGTGATTTCGGCCTTTATTTGATCGTTATCTGAAGTAGCAACTAACTGATTTATTAATGACTCTACAAAGTCTGGATAAATATTTACAGTTTCGTGAAGAAATTGGTGAATCTCAGACTCAATTTTAGGATCCATTCCAGTCAAAAAAGAATGAACCATTTCTTGTTGAGCAAAAGGCACAATCTCGGCACTCTTACCGGCACCAATTTCAGAACTTTCTTCCTCAGCATATTTCATAATTCCATTAAAAATTCCTTCTATTCGATATCCATAAAGGGATGGGAATATGTCATCTTCCCCGAAACCAGCAATAACAATACCTGAGCGACCATCATTTTTGTAGTTTCTACAAACTAACGATCCAGCAATATACACCAAATTATCAATCATTTGCGGGGTGGTTTGAATATTTACATTGTCATTGAAAATTAATGCTATATACCCACTATAAGTTTGATTGAACCAAGTATTAAAACTGTCGTCAAACGTGTTTGCATAATCTAATGCATTGTATTCAAGAATCAGATCATTGGTTGCTGATAACATTTCAATCTGAACTTCTTGTTCTGTTGGCTCATGAGTAAACGTGTTGGCAATATACAGATTAAGATTTTTTAAAAACTCTTCTAGCCAAACTGAGAAGAAATTACCAACCATTTGTTTTTCTGACTCAGGTGAAGTAAATCGCGCATCGGTATTAATATAATCAAAAAAATGATCACAATATCCTTTTAGGGTAGGAAAAGCCTGATCTCCTAAATGTTTGCGATATATTTTCACGACAGTTTCCCAAGGAACATTCATATAATGCGCATTACCATAAACCATTATACCTACAGGGTGTATTTTAGAAAGTGCAAAGAGTTTATCAGCTGAATTAAATATTTTATTTGACCCAACAGTAACTGCTGAATCTGCAGCCAAGGCAACTCCAAAGCGGTTTAAAACGGCTATTTCAGCTGTCAAATTTATTCATCCATTCATATTGATATATTTTATAGTTATAATTCTAGAATTAATTTCTAAATCCTCCCAAACATCTGTTTGATTTTGGAAATATTTTGTCGAAATAAAAAAAGCCCGCACCTGAGATAGCGTGAGGGCTTTAGCTTATTGTAACGGTATACCGATTATTGTTCGAATAGCATTTGCTTGGCGATGCACTTCTGCCTTTTCCGCCTTATCCTTTGTTAGAGCGTAGAGCTTACCGAGTGAAGTGATTATTTTCATTCCCTCATCCTTAGACATTTCAGATTCCTCCTTCATGTATTTCTGCAAGTAAGCCGTTGGCTCTACGTTGCTTTCATAACCAAAACCAGAAGATTTTCCGTTCAGCCTAACTTCAAAGTGTAAATGAGATCCTGCTGAATGTCCTGTGTTGCCCTGTGTGCCAATCACTTGACCAGCCTTTACAATATCCCCGACCTTGACGGAAATGCTGCTTAGATGTGCGTAGAATTGAATAGCGCCATGATCATCTAGCAATGCTACGACATTACCGAATCCTCCGAAACCTGAGCCAGTTACACCTTCCTTGGCGTGGACTACTTTACCTGGCATAAATGCTTTAAGAGGAGCTTTGTCAGCTAGCACAAGATCAATTCCGGTATGCATCTTTTGCGGGTATGGCGGGAATGGATCGGTACGCATTCCATAAGGGCTTGTTATTCGATAACCTTCAAATGGATTCATTTTACACCGTCCTGAATATCTTCCTTTGCTCCCTTGATGCCTTTGATAAACTCATAGCCATAAACACTGACAGCCCCGCACAAAATACCCTGAAGGATAATCTCTGGTTGTGGACCCATCATCCAAACGGCGAACCCAGTCGCAAATGAGGTGACAATAAAAACGATTGACCAATTGGGCACAGCTGGCGTTTGTTTTAAAATGTAGCCAAGTACCCAACATGCAGCAACAACAATGAATAATTTTGGATCAATTAAATTTAATATTGCGGACCATTCCATTTATAAAACCTCCATTAATTTCCAAAAACCTTCATTACCAAACCGATAACAGTCATGCTCAAACCACCAACTGTAATCAAAGTACCAATTAACCAGCGGCGGTCCGATTTACGGTCCTTTATATCGTCTTCCCTAGTCTCTTTAATATCTTTGACCTCTGCTGTAACTCTAATGTTCACAGCCCTTATTTCATCCTCATAATGCCTGACAATGGACTCTATTTTCGTATCCCGTTCATCTAACCTTTTGTGGGCTGAGTCCGTACTTTGCAAAGCTTTATTTGCAACGATCTGTATTTTCTCAACCTTCTCCGTCAAATCTTTAATTCCATCCATCTTTACATTTAGTTCTCGTAGGTCTAGGCGAACATTTGTAATAAGTTCATGCAGCGCCTTGATTTCATCAGTCAATTCGCCACCCACTTTCTATTTTTAAACATAAGTAAAGCCCCAATGAAGGGGCTTAAGTGTTTCTAAACTAACGGTTGTCCGTTATCATCTAAACCAAGAGCCAACAAATCAGCGTGTACGGCTGGTTGTAAGCTTACTGGAACCTGTGAAAAAGTACGTCTGCCGTTGATTATCAAAGCAACATAAATTGCTACCATAGTAGTTTCACCTCCCTTCGAAAAAAGGAAAAGTAACCATAATAAAAACGAGGTCATTATTGCACCTCGTTTAGTAAAGCCTGCACCGCTTCTTTAATCGCTTCCGGCACCTGATCTATTGTACGACGACCTTCTTTGATAAGATTGAAGTAAATTTTAGCCAAGGGTTATTCACCCCCTTGCATGTTTAATATCATTTCATAGACTTCCGCTATGGCTTCCATCGTCATCAAACCATCGGCTTTTATAGTTTCATTTTCTTCCTCAAGCTGCGCGATCCGCAATTGTTCAGGAGTTGGCGGCAATGGTTCAGGCTCTACATAAGGCGGCGGGTAATTGACTAAATCCAACGCCAATGCTCCATTAACTACAATCCATTTACCTGGATATTCTAAGCAGGATTGCCATTCTTCATGTGTTATTTCTATTGCTGTTTCGGGTATTTGCTCAGGTGTGTGAACATCATCTGCATAAAACCCTAATATGTTACCATTTGAATCTGAATCAGCGTAAAGTTGTGTCATTGTCTAACCTCCTTTTTTAATATCCTATTGCCATCCAATGCATGTCTATTGCCGTTGCCCCTAACCCATGAAATACTTGAAAATTAGTTATTCCACCTGAATTAGCAACTCCCGTAGCAGGCATAGAGGAATTTCTTGGGGTAACGGTAACAGACACAATCCTAGTAGTTAAAGTAATATTAAGAGGAATAAAAGCACCACTTGCTACATTTGCAGTTCCCCCTTGAATAATAATCCCGCTTGCTAGTTTTTGATAGCCATTTGCCGCTAATGATGCCGGTGAGTTTTCATCTGTCCACATTTTTGTCCAAGCCGACCAAGTAGCGCTATTGAGTCTCCTGACGTAAATGTCATTACTTAAATTCCAAACATTAGCTATTTGAATTACCCTATCGCTAGCTGAACCAACTGCACTAAAAACATGAAGTGTACACCAATCACCGTTAGGTGTATTCGTTGAACCCGATTGAAAATTATACGTTCCCTCTGTTATGGCTGTATTGGCATTATTACCAGCCCAATAACCATAGTTATTTCTTACGTATTCAGTTCCTTGTGATCCATCCAATAAATCGGCATCTAAACCACTGCCTGATCCATCTACCGTCTTAAGCTTCGTTAAAACATCCGCAGTCGTGTATTTCGCATCAATTGCCGCCTGTGTGTGCGCCGTTGTGCCTAACTGCGTCGTACTCGTTGCCGCAGCGGCTGTTGGAGCGGTCGGAATTCCGGTTAATGCCGGACTCGCTAGCGGAGCTTTTAATCCCAGAGCAGTTATTATTGCTGTTATAGTCAAAGAGGGTAGTGTCCACCAGTTTGCTGTACCCATAAGTGTTTTTAATACATACCCGATCTTTGACCAAAGCCTTGTTGGTGTGTCTGCCCCGGCTGCCGCAACAACAGTATCATCAATCGTTCTATTTCCAATAACCGTATCTGTGGCTGCCCCCGCTGCCATTTGTCCAGCTCCGATTGTATTATCTGCTATTTTCGCAGCCGTTACAGCTTTTGGTGCAATCTTTGCGGTTATCACCGATGAGTCCGGATGATCAAGAGTCGTCGCGGTTTGATGGGTTGTAAAATCAACGACCGAGGCATAAATACCGCTGGCTATTGTCGCGGTGATACTTGCAGCATTTGCAGTTAAAGTAATAACGTCGATATTCTTTTCGATAATGTCAGGACCACCGCCAGCCGGAATGTACTCAGCGCCCGCCCCCGCGTTTGCATAGCAATACAAGATTTCTCCATCAGTCGGGTCTTGTGCAAATACACCAATCTCCCTGAAGTAAAACCCCGTCACTATTGCGCTGTTAGAAAGAACTCCGCCCACAATCGCTTTATCCACACCTTGAGTTTTTAGCTTTGTTATCGCAAGTGATTTTTTTTCGGAAACCAACGCATTAAGGCTAGATATTGTTGTGCTCCCGAGATTTCCGTCACCTATGGCTATGCGGTTGAAATGCAAGACCGCCCCTGCTTGTACCTTCGCTTGAAGTGCCCTGCCTTTATTCGTGAGGATAAGCCCCCCGAAATTACTCATTTATACCACCTGCTTTAACGTTAGATTATCGGTCATTTGAAGCGCAAAACCAAAATAAAGATCCATATTATCGACCGATTGAATAATAACTGATTCGAGTCGAGATCGTAGGTTCTTAACTGAATTTACAGCTTTAATAAGTAAAGCCGCTTGATCTCCTGTTGCTCTTGGGTTATTCGTTACAACACGGAAATAAAAAGGGGATCCGCCGTAATCAAACCACTCTTCCACTTCGCCATCCCCAAAATATATTTCTACGACACGTTGAACCGCCGCTGGCGTTCCTTGAATTTTCTTTACAAGCAACGCACCATTAATTGCCTGTCTTTTAGTTGTTAAATCGCTGTCTGGCACATACCAATCAACGTTAAATTGCCAAGCTAAGATATCCAAGGCACTCTCAGGTAAATCATCGATTCGTGTATAAATCAATTCATTGATTATTTGTTCAGCTAATTGCATAAATTGAGGGGTTAATGCTGCCGTCATACCTCTAACTCCAATATCATTTTGCATGTTATTGGTCTGTAAAGCTAAGAGATCAATGGATTCAGTCTGCAATTATATCAACCCTCCATACGTGACAGTTTTCGTTACTAACTTTCCGACTTGACTTGCAGTTATGGTTGCATATGCTGGAGTAGTTATGACAACACGAAAAGCCCCAGCTCCATACAAGTATGAAAGAAGCGTGTCAGGACTTATAGTTCTTCCGAGCTTGGCATATTGCCACGAAACATATTGATCAATTGCACCACCTGTATTTTCTATGGCTGCGCGAATTGTTGTAACCTCTGCACTTCTTTCAGATGCGATGTAATAAGTTAGTGTGATGTTGTAGTTAACAACAGTGGGTGCAAGAACTTGCACATAGTCCGTAAGTGGTCTGCGGTTGTCTGTATTTACCTCTAACAAAACTTTAGCCAACATAGGTGCATCTGGAAGCAAGCCGTTTTTCATTAATACATATACATTAACAGCCCCTGCGCTTGGAGAGGTCACAGAAACGTCAGCGATGTTGATATCTGCGGATTTAGCAAAAAATATATAGGCACCTGTTGGACCAGCCACACTGAACGAATCTGGAGCTAGTCGCTGTCGTTCCCGATAAGCATCGTCTGTTTCATCGTCCGATCCACCTGAACTTGTGCCTAAGTTTACCGCGCTTGCTACGAATGGAACGGGGTCAACAATAATATTGATTTGCCCAGCAACGAAAAAATTGTATTTATTACCGCCAACCGTTGACTTTACTGGCATGTCGCCCGTTGTGTCGCCTGGTGCTATAACTAAATCCGCTATTGTTGCAAAATAAAGTATTCCGTCAGGTGTTACTCGAGTGCCTTGTAGTATTGTTACAGGACTCAATTGTACGGCACTCAATGTAAATCTCATCGTTGCATACGCTACTTGAGCAACAAGCCTAGGAACACCTATGCGTTCGCCAAGCCCATCCAATACATCACCAATAGCAAATGGCAATAGATTCTGATTAGCTGTGAAATTAATGTTATTTTTAAGAGCAACGAGAACCGGCAACAACTGCAGAAGGAATATCCTTCGCGGATCTCCCGGATACAACACTTGCCCCGTCTCTTGAAAATAAGCATCTATCAATTCATTTTCGATACGCTGCGCATCCGCATCGACAAATTGAATCTCTGTAAACTCGCTCATACGTCAATCACCACCCTTAACATCAAATTCCCATCTTCGCTCACGCCTATAAATTCAACGCTTTCTACGGTCGCCCTAGGCTCTCTTTCATCAACTATTGCATAGATCTGAGCTGTAACTAATGCGACTGACTCAGTTAAGGGCATATCAATGAAGTTGGGTTGTAGCCCGAGTGTCCGATCATATGCAACTTCATATTTCAAGGTATTAATCAATGTGTAGACATTCTGAGCAACTTCACTGACTCCTGAAGCCCCCCAATCGATGTCGGTTGATTCCGAAGTATTTATCTCGATCAACATACGATCATTCTCCTTTTAAATAGAGTTTAAGGAACGCTTCACTTGCGTTAGGGTTTTCCCTTTTGACCTCAGCTTTAGTAGTTGGTTTTGTTATATAAGTGCTGGGCTGAATGTTATTATTTGTGGCTGTCTTATTCTCTTCTTTCTTAACTTCTGCTTTGCCGGCTCTCACATATTCTTCGAAGTCCAGCTTTAGAGTTGCCTTAAGCATATTTCCTTTACCATCTATTTGGGTGTCGCTTACGCCAACCGACTTCAGCAAAAACTTATTCTTACTTATCGGTTTGCTTCCGAGAATGAAGTAATCCGGTAGTTGCTTGGAAAGAATGTCCTGCCAAGATTCGATCTCTTTCCTAACGTTAATCCCAAGAGTGGCAAACAGCGGTATTGTAAAACTTAGCGGGATAAGTGCCTCGCCTTTAATATAAGTGCTGGGCTTACTCTTTAACTTCTCCTGAGCTTCCGAACTAAGTGCACTACTCCACGCAAGCCCATCAAGGGGATATTTTATATTGGAGCTTACTTGAAATACTTTATTTTTAAACGTTGCAATCGGCACCTTAACACCCCTTAATAGGCCGCGATTATCAGCCCGTCTGATTTATTATTTGAGAAAAAAACGACTGCAACCATGTCGTTTACTTCAATCGTGAGATGAGTTGCATAAGGAACATCGGCACTGACTACATTATCAAAATCTTGAAAGATCACCCGAGCTTTGCGGTTTATAGTGTCCACTGAACTGACTTGCCCTTTTAGCGTCATTAATAGCCCTCCAGTGGCTTTCGCAGGGATAATGAAGTCTTATTGTTAATTAGGTCGTGTGTGAGACTGTGGATGGCGTATTTACCATCAAATAAACCGATATCCTCTACACTTATATTTGTTCCAGCTGCGTAATTGGTGTTTAGGTTAATAGAGAGCGATCCGGTTATCATATGCTTATTGTAGCTCCGCAACAGCCCCTTAGCCCACCTGTTAGCTTCCGCTTGGTTGGTTGCATATACACTTCGTTTTAGGGTTGGACCTAATATATCGGTAGCAGAGTATGACCCTTCGATATATTCAGTACCATTGCTGCAAACAATGCACTTTTGATAAATTTCAGTCGACTCGTTCAAGAATTCGAAGGAATCGTTAATATTTCCTTCTCCAAACAAAGAAAGCTTCGGATCAGCCGCAATCTGTTCTTGCGCATATTCATCATATATAACCAATGAAAGGTTGTTGATTTTTAATGCATATCCTTCAGCCAAACAAAGATCTGCTAAGAATACGAAGTCTGCAATTTCTTGCTGATCAATTCGCTCATATAAATGATTCGCTATATTATAGGTTTGCAAGCTTAAACCGTAACGAGTGGCAATCTCCGTTACTATCTCCAGTAGCCTGACCTTCTCCCAGCCTTGCGTACGGGCCGTTTTACTAGCCTGAGGAATAGAAAGTGCCATGATGCCGAACATCCCCGCAGATTGGCTTAGCTGATCCACAAACATGATGCCAGAATCAAAACCACTTTCTAATATTTGAATTGTGTCGTTTTTAACAGGTTTCCATTTGGACCAGACACCATCGCTATCAGAGAATGATATTTCTAAACTGTCTGGTTTCCCTCCAGAGTTATCTGTTAACTGTAATTTGGTCGGTTGCACAGATCCCGTAATATCAGCGCCGTTATAAATTATATTCATGATCGTTTCCATGGCGGCAATGTCTCCGCCGCCTTTACTTCGATAACTGGAATCTGGAGAACTTCTCCTCCACTGAATAGGATTGTATTTCGATATTGAGGATTGGCAGAAATGATATTTCCAGAGAGGGTTTCTTCATTGTAAAAATCTAATGCAATAGAATCAAAGGTGTCATGAGACAAGGCTGTATATAAGTAATATTTAAGCAAAGTTCTCCCTCCTCATGGATTTCACCCATTTATTACACATTGCTTTAAATTCTTCAAAATCTTGTCTCACTTGGCTCTCACTTGTATTAGAGCCGTATGTTGGAGAATATACGAATGTCGGTCCGCTACCGCTACCAGTTGTGCCGCCACCGCCAACACCAAGCACTTCGGCTGTCTTGCTTAGCAAACTCAAGCTTCTTGGCGTTCGTTTAAGTGGGATTGCTGCTTCTGGTCCAGCTTCGCCAAATATGGATGGTTGGTTAGCAAATCCGCCTTTTGCAAATTCTTGCATCATCATGCCGTGAGTAGGGATTGAATTAGCAGCTGCGGTATAGGCACTTGTGTCCATCCTTGGAATGAGATCGATGTTTACACCAGGTATCTTATTCATCTTCTCAATCAACCAATTTATATTATCAACGATAATATTCACTCCCATAGCGAAGGCCATTTTGATAATCTGCCAAGAATTTGTGAGAAAATCTTTAACTGCGCCCCAGTGTTTAATCAGTAGTAGCATAGGTGCAATTGGTCCAGTTAATACGAGGGCTAGATCTGGAATCTTATTAATTAGATTATGAAACCATGTCCAAGCGTTTTTCATTGCGTTTATTACGTTGTCCCAATATTTAACGAGTAGGATTATCCCTCCTACTAAAAGAGCGACCGCAGCAACAATACCTATAACGATCCAAGTAATCGGATTGGCATAAACAGCAGCGTTGAGTACCCATTGCGCAGCAGCTGCCGCCAATAGTCCAATTCGCGATGCTTTATTAGCCGCGTTCATTGCCCAAGTGCCTGCCGTGTTGAACCCTTTTACAATCGTGTCCTTTGCATAAAGACCTGTTAGATATAGTGTTGTAGCAGCATCTTTAAGCTTAGATATTCGCAAGAAGTCAAAGGCTATCTTCAAAGCATTGATACCTATTGTGAGTGTTTTAACAGTGGAAATGATGCCCATTGCCAGCTTCCATGCGGCTATGGCTGCAACTATACCCAAAATTATTGGCCCGATTAATGACCAGTTGTCAGAAATATATTGATATATTGGAACTGCTGAATTATACAGATCACCAAGAAATCCGGTGATATTTTGAATATGACCAAGTGCAATTGGTATTAATACGATAATCTTATTTGCCACTCCTGCAATTGCATCCTGTAACTTTTTTATCTTCTCGGGACTGTTGGCAAAAGCGCTGACCATTTCGTTACCTTTTTTAAATAGACTAGTGAATGCAGGTAATGCCGCATTCATAATAGTGGAAGACAACTGTTTAAATCCTTCACTAAACAATCGTTTTTGATTGGCATAGCTACCTATAGTCCTCGCGAAATCCCCCTGTGCATCAGCGCTCTTTTCCAATAGGAAGTTATAACGCAGCATAGTTTGATCACCTTGACCCATTTTACTCCATGCAGTTTTAATTCCTTTCGCTAGCGCAAAGGCTTCTAGATTAGCCACGCTCATATTAATGCCCAATGCTTTCAAGGGTTCTGTTTCCCCAGATATACCGGATTTGATCTTCTCAAATGCTTCAGCAGGGTCTAAATTATAGAAGGATGCAAAGTCACCAGACAAAGCTGTTAAGTTTTCAGACATTGAAATAAGGTTCTCGCTTGAAACGCCTGAACTTTTCATCAATGCACCTAATGTGCTGCTATATCTCTTTGCTGACAACTCGCTTAACCCGTATGCTTGTAGGGCTTGTTTGGACCATGCGTTAATTTGCGTTGCGCCTTTGCCGAAAGTTACATCAACAACGTTTTGCACTTCGGTTAGGTCAGAAGCGAGATCCAAACCTTGTTTGGCAACGTAGAGCAATCCAGCGCCTATTGCAGTAATCCCAACCGCAACTCCTGTAGCAGCAACCGTGAAAGCTTTGCTTATCAATTTACCAGTCATACTCGACGTTTTACCAACATCGCCAATGCGTCTCTGAGCATCCAATAACGCCTTGCGTAGAGATGGGTCAATATTACCTGCTAACTTTATGACCGCCTCTAATTCACTTTTACTAGCCATGGTTACGATCCGCCTCCTTCCTTTGCCTCTCTGCTTCGTCTGCAAGATCCTCGAAAAACCCAATTAGATCAATAAGGCTCATCTCCATGCATTCTTTTCGGCTTGAAAACTGATTAAAAACTAACTGAGTTATACAGTTGGAGAGGTATTCGTCGGTGAGGAGTCCTCCAAATTCAAGAAGAAAAAACCTCGTACCAACGCCTCCGCTGTTACCGAATCCTTGAAACTGATTCGTAAAACGTCATCAATTTCTATTGAAGGATCAGCCTTTTTAACTGCTGCCGCAAAAATGTAAAGGTGATAGTCGCAATCAAATTCTTGAACCATGACCATATTTCCGGATTTCTTGAATGATTTTGTTGCCTCCGCTTTATCGCGAGCTGTCATGTCTTCAAAGTTGTACGGCAATTCAGTGACAGTTTCACCATTGATATCTACAGGCTTGGTCAGTTTCAATTTAGTATTGGACATTGTCATTTCTCCTTCGAATAAAAAAATAAAACAGCCCTATTATTGCAGGGCTGTTCTGAGGTCATTCATGTAATCCGTGCCATTTACGACATATTTGAAATTGAACTTATCAATCAACAAAACCTCTTTACCATCCACAATCTTACGTAAATAGTAGATTTCGAATTCGCTTGACCCATCCGCTCCAGAATTAACATCGATCTTGCCCATGTCATACTTTTTACTTACGCCACTCAAGAACACTTTGTGTTGCTGAATGCCAACCTTTACTTGGCTAGAGTCAAACACATCAACAACCCAGATAATCTCAAACTTTATTTCTCCCGGACGTGACATTATCGCGTACTGAGCGTTATCCGCTCTGTTGTTGACCGCAAATGTCATGCTCCCAAGTTGTCCGAATGATGGTAAATCAATTTCCCCCATGATTCCAGACCCCTTGACTGTGTCCGTAAGCTTTTCAATGCTTGGCAGTTGTAAATCGCTTGAATCGTCGATTAATACCATTGCATTGGCTTGATTGGATGCTTTCAGTTTATATTGGATCGTTTTGTTTGTAATCTTTGGCATTAACTTTCACCCCCAAATAAGGCTGTAATGCCCTTGGTTGTATATTGCACAACAAACGTTAATGATTTAGCGACTGGCGTAGTAGTGATCTGAGTATTAAACAAGAAGTTACCTTCAACGATGCTGCTCGTTGGATTGCTTGTCTCAAGAAACTCAATTACACCATACAAGAGCTTGCCGTCAGCAATTAGACTGTTAATCCAAGTGCCAGCATCGTTTAGAATCGTGTCTTTCATGCTGCGATTGAGTGGCCCATCTACATCAGACATAAAACGGTCTTGGAATGTATTGGTCATATACATCATCATACGAATGCCTGCGTCGAAAACATCCTTAGGGTCAATCGAAGCGCCGTATTCATAATTAGCACAATGAGGTCCCCATAAAACCCAAATGCCACTACGGAAATTGAAAGTTGTGATCCCTTTTTGATTCAGTTCGTTTGCTTGATTTTCGTCGAATACGAAATCTGCTCCACTCGCAAGAACTGGACCAGTAATATCGACCTGTTTATTGGATGGAGAAATGTATGGAACATTGTCAGAAGCAAAGTCGGTTTGCTGCATGCGAACAACCATAAGTGTTGAAGTCCAGAAGATTCTGCCAGCGCTTTTAGCCTTAGGCCATCCAACCTTTACACCAATGTCTGTGTATCCGTTTGTGGCCTTCCAAGCAATAGCTTCAGCAATAGTATCGGATGTTGCTCCGCTGTCTAAGTCAGCTGCAACAAGCGCATCCCAATGCCCATTAATGTTCTGGGAAGCTGTAACAAGCGCTTCTTTGATTAGTTTTACTTGTGACCAACCAGGAGCAGCTAGGATTGTTGGGATTTGTTTATGGGTTACATAAACTAACTCCACTACTGAAATTCCTGTACGAACTCCCGCTAAGTTGCCCCCGATTACATCAGAGCTAGTGACCTCTGCAATATCCATTTTATCGAATGTAGCAGGTGAAGGATTAACAAGTGTTTTAGTGGGTAAGGCAGACACTTTAACGCGTCCATCGGTTGTATATTCCGCCTTGAAGTCAGTCCCTAACACTTTACCCGTGATTGCAATCGTGTCTAAAACCGCTGGGGCTGTGATATAACCTACTCCATTTGCAATCGCCACTGATTGGGTACCTACAGTCACGCTCGTTTCAGGATCCATTACATTTATTACTACAATCGGTCCAATTGGTTGGATGCGATTCTTAAAATGTGCATATACAGCTTCGCTTAAGGTAAATGTGACCCAATCATCCGAATATCCTATTTTAGCCACAGCATCTGCAAAGCTGTTGATAATTATTGGAACATTGATTGCAGCTGCTGGATCTGCCAGTTGTTGAACAGGGGCTGTACCAATATAAACGGGTAATGTACTCACGCCAGAAGGAGAAAGAGTATCCGTTGTTGGTGACTGCTGCCCATATACACCATGTAAATATGGCAAGGTGGTTCACTTCCTTTCTTAATCGATAATATAATTAGGTGAATCCATAAATGGTAGAATAGTTGCCGTTGCCCGAAATGTAAGCCACCCGACATAATAGCCTGCAGGTTGCTGCAAATACATGCCCCATCTAAATGGCTTCTGAGCTGCAGTCTTTCCGCCTTCAATCAAATAATGGCTTGAAAGTTGCTGCCTACATATAAAAATAAGATTAAGCAGATCCTTATAACCCTTGAAGTTAGGAATTAAGGTGCCTGGTTCGGGATAAAGCCCGGGGTTATATACGATGAAAGATATGCGGATATTAAGACCGGCATCATTACCATCGTCCTCAGCTTCATCCATTCCAATGACTATTGCAGGAATTGCACTCTTTAACCCCTCAGGAAGCTGTAAAGGCACATCCTCCAATTGGTTCGGCGGTGGTATCCAACCCACAAATACATTAGGGTACATGAGGTTGTACTGACTTACGTCATCATCATTCGGTACCATGAGCATGATCTTAGGGCTTACATGAGTTTTGCAGAAGGATTCTATCGCTTCTAAGATCGTATTGTCTATCATCGAATCGTCCTCCTTAATCTGCGCTCAATCTCATGTTCGACCCGCTTGGCGAGCATCGCATTTGCACTCTTTTGGATGATAGGAGCAACATCCTTGTTTTCAACCATTTGGGCCGTGGCGATTGTCCGCATTACATCGACTGGGTAGCGACCTCTGCCTTCTCTGCGCATTACCTGTGTATTTCCTGTCACTTTCTGAACAAACACTTTAGGATCACCGCCTACCCGCTTATATCCAGCTGCCTTCTTGATCTTGACCTTTGCGATCTTAGAACTGGATCCAAGTCCTCCGGGAAGAAAACGAGCAAGAGTAAATCTCTTGCCGCGCACTGTTACAAATGCATTAAGCGACCCTCGACTTGCATATCTGGTGTCCGTTCCGCCTATGACTTCTTTCTTGGTGATGTTGTAGAGCTTAGGCACGACTTGTCCGACTTTGGTTTCAACATGCTTAATAGTACGATTGAGCGCGGACTGGATGGCTGCAGGAACTTCCTTTTCAAATCCGCGCATTTTCTTCATAACACCATCTAGTGCCGACACATCTATCGTTATCCTTTGAGCCACGCCTACTCGCCTCGGTTCTGGTTGATCACAATTTCATAAACCCCGTCACTTTCTAAAACGGAGTCAATAAAGTGAAGTTTGTTGTTAAATATCTGCGTATTACCGACTTTCGGCTTGTTTGGATAATCCAAAACAGGAATAAAGTAAAGGATTATGCCCGCTGTTATGCCGTTGTATTCTTTTTCTGAGCGCTTTATTAGCCGATCGCTATCGATTTGAACAGTGCATTCTTGTCCATCGATGGTCACTAAGTCGCTAAATTCGTCCGTATTAAAGAAAACATTGGCGATATCTTGAGCTACATGGTCCTTGAAATTCATTCCAGATCATCAACTTTAGGTTTTTTCGCAGGCGTTTTCTCCATTGCAGGAGCGATAATGCCCTTACTGGTAAGCCTTTTAACTTCCGAATCGTCATGATCAGCATCAAAAAAAGAGCCCTTGCGATAAAGGGCTCCCTCGTTTCTAGCTGTACCTCGCACTACTTCATATTTCATGGATTACTGCTCCTATCTGTTTGAATCGTACCAACCTTTATACTGCTTGTTGTACTCTCCAGTGTTTTCGGACGGTTCTAGTCCCACGCTAGCAAGATACTCAGCTTGTTCCGTTGGCTTCAATGCCTTAAATTCGGCAATTGTTTTATAAACTTCCTGATCCTCGGCCTCTCCCGATCCTTCAATAACTTCCAAACGCATCAACCTCGCAATGTCGCTCTCTCTCAGATCTAGAACCTCTTCACCTGCTATATACTTTTCACCATTGTGAATAATTGTTTCTTTGGCTGTATAACCCATTTGACTAGTCTCCTTTTAATTAAAGTACAGTTGCTACAAACCAACCACTAACGTTTGGTGGTACTGGTAATGGACGAGATAACAACTGCAACCAACGTTGAGCTGGTTCGATTGTTACCCATGATTGAGGTGTGATTTTACCAACAACTCTTGCGAATTGCTCAGTAACTTTGTCCATGATGACATTTGCCCCATAAAGAAAAGTGAACTTTTCTTTGTCGTTAAGAAGCGCAATCTTGCCCGCTGGAATGAAAGGAACGTCAGCGCCTGCATCATTGGTGTATGTGCCTGTATAACTGAACACGTCCAGTCCTACGTCACGTAAACGACCGTGGTATGTTACGCCATCTGGTAGCAACGTAGTATCGATATTACCAACGTCAACGCCCACATTAGCAGCAAGTGCCAATACTTTCGGGTGACGCATTAGAGCAACGGCTGCATTGTATTCGCAAAGCAAGATGTTAGGTGTAGGGGCATTAGCAGCGATGATCGCTTGTCTTTTAGCGGCAAGATACGCAATTGGATCAGATGCTGAGTTACTCCAAAGGTTTGTGCCTGAAAGTGTTTCGATATTAGTAAAATCATAATCGATTACTTGGCTAACACCTTCGCCAATTTGTGTAACCCTGCCCGTAAACATCAATTCTGCGGCCTGTTGAACCTGACGGCGTGTAATAGTGTCGGCTAGTTCAATAAGGTCCTTTGCAATTAATTTTTTAGCTCTGACTTCTGGTTGGATTGGGTTGATCAGGCTGTCACCTGCATTTCGAACCTTTAAATCAATTGAAGTGATAGCGCGAGCAGGCTTGATTAGAGCGGGCTTGTACTGCTTGGCAGTAAAACCAGTTCGTAAAATAACCTTACCTGGTTGTAATTCAGACACGTAAGGCGCGATCGGCTTATTGCCTTTTAAAGTTTGAATCTCAACAAACTCAGTATCAAAACTTTCACCATCTTGAAAAAATTTATCGAGAATATAAGTGCTCGGTGGAGGCAATTGACCAACAACTCTTATAAGCGTTGGGAATGAGTAAATATCTTTGAATGCCATCTTGGTTATTCCTCCCTTATCCTACTGCTCGTTTTGTGTAAAGCTTTGCTGCATTTAAAGCTGCTTCGTGAGTAGTGATTGTATCGGTACCGCCGAACTTTAGAGCGGCGCGGTTAAACTCACCTTGTGTGTAAATGGTAGCGCGTTGAATAGCTACGGTCGCATCCACATTCTCATCAGCAAGTATGCCAACAGGAACTTTATCTGGCGCACCTGCAGCAGCTGAATCAACTGCTTTGCAGACCCAAGTACCGTCCGCAGTAAAAGATATTCTGGCCATAACCATTCCTCGGGTATATACAGCACCTGCGAGTACGTTGATGATAATGGATTGCGTTACAATTGGTTCGACCATCCCTGCAATTAATTCATCATAATTATCGATTTCATATGCTGCCATTAGTTCCGACCTCCTCTAAGTTTTTTCATTTCTTCTAGAATATCGTCTGCATCCTCTTGCGATTGCGCTTCAGGTGTTGGCTTGGTATCGTCCGGATCACCCGGTAAAACACCTTCAGCACCGCTGTTTTTAGCGTCATACAATCTCTTTTGCCCTTCGGTAGTAAGGCGTTCCGCAGATGCTTTGACAATATCCATCGCAGCTTGAGCAGCAGAGCTACCTTCTGTGATTGCTTTGGCTACAATGTCCTTCGCCCCGGGTGCTCCTGCTAATGAATTGAGCTCGGTAATTCTGTTGCGCTCTTGAGACAACCCAACCTGAATAGCTGCGTTATATATTTCTGGATGCTTTGTTTTTAATTCATCTAAATCTTTCAAACTATCATCTCCTTCTTCGCCTTTAGGCTCTGGTTCAATTGGTGGTAACTTATTCTTTAATAATTCATTCCGCGCTTTGTCCATGACTGCCTGAGGTAGAGTAAATGAAACTCCTAGGTTAGCGACTAGTTTAAGTTGATTCGCATCATCAAACATGATTTCATCAGCAAATCCCTTCTCCAAAGCTTGTTGAGCCGTGAAGAAAGTCTCATGATCCATCATGTTCAGCAACTCATCCCTAGGCAGTCCAGTTTTGAGAATATAGGCATTGGCAATAGAATCGTTTACTTGCTTTAGGAAGTCAGCATTTTTTTGCATATCCCTGTAATCACCATATTGTCCATTCGCAGCATTGTGAATCATGAATTGAGCCGTAGGGGCTATCATGAGCTTCTTTGTGCCCATTGCCGCAACCCCAGCTGCGCTAGCGCACATCCCCACAATCTTAGATACGCTATTTCCTGAGTATTCTTTTAAGGATGCGTAGATGTCAGATCCTGCCCAAACGCTACCACCAGGGGAATTGATATAAACCTCAATATCCTCACCATTGGCTTCAGTTAGTTGATCCGCAATCTTATTAGGACTCACCGCCTCAATCCCAAACCAATCATAAATTTCAATATCGTCATTTGAAACTATGATCCCTTTAAGGTTGATCTTCTTCGGCATTTTTGTTATCACCCCCTTCAACCGGAACATTTAAGCCATATTGCTCTCGTAAAGCTTTTTCCCTAGCAAGCTGCCTAATATTGTTTTCCCACTCGCTGCCAGTAAGTTCAGCCGTTTCACGCTCAGCTGTACTAAATCCTTGCGCCACACGAATGACAGCAGCATTAACTTCTTTGAGTGGATCTAGCTGACCATTACTTGGGCCGTGCCACTCTGCTTTGGTGTAGGCTTTGAATAAAAGCGGATCGTCGAATATACCAGGCGCATCAATCCGCCCTTTGATCACAGCTTCAGCAAACCACTCTTCATAAATCGGCTGGCAGAAATCAGAAGACATCCAAGCCCTGCGCATGCGAAACATTTTCCAAGCTTCTAGTAGAGCACCTCTACTTGCTGAATAAGAGGCAGTAAAGTGTTTGAGTAACAACTCATACGGTAGTTCTAAAGAAGCGCCAACTTGCCTTAATATGGATGTAACAAACGGGTCGAACCCTGAGTTAGGACGAAGCGGATTGGCTATTGTGGCCTTCTCGCCAGGTTCTAAAAACTGAATAGCTCCGTTGCCAAGCTTTAAATCACCCGGGTCACCAATTGGTAATGGTTCTCCAGTTGGATTATCTGGTTGCGTAATTCCAAATTGATCCGGTTCTGAATCGGGAGTCTCGACGAAAACGGTAAACATCCCACTGATTACGGCAGCCATCAGTTCAGCCTCGGTGTAGCGCTCCAATTGTTTTAATGACTCGATGATCGGAGCCAAGATTGGAACACCTCTGCGCTGCTCTGGGCGCTCTGCTTCCATAAGGTGCAGAACGTTACGCCTGCCGCTCTCTTTGCCAATGACTTCGACGCGCTTCCAGTCTGCTAATACTGCGGTTGATGATCCTGGATGTTTATTGGAAAACCAATAAGCTGCAATCATTCCATCCGAGTCCATTTCAACGCCGCTGCTAATCTTAGCCGTATCCACAACTGTTTTGCCAATTGGATTATTACAACGATCTGCCTCTATCAACCGCACCCGCAAGTCGTAAACCGTATGGTCACGAGGTAGAAGCGGTAGCAATATAAAGACATCCCCGCTCATAATCCAAGATAAAAAAGCAAGTTGCTGGAGCTCATAGAAATTATGAAGCCCGGTAGAATCACAATCCTTTGATTCGGCCCACAATAAAAACTCGCGCTCGATCTTCCGTTTTAACTCGCCGGCTTGATCCTCTGTAAGATTTAAAAAATCGGCATCAAAGCTAGGTTTCAACCGTAGCCCCGTGCCGATAATATTTGTACGCATTGTTTTCAAAGCTCCGTTTGCCATTGAACCGCCCATATACAAATCACGAGCTCGCGGCCTAAGAGCATCTAAGTTCTCGTGGATATCTTCTTCAGCATCGCCAGCAAAAGGATTCCAAGCAGCTAAGGACTTCCTTTTACGGCTAGCCCCATGATCTCCGTATCCTTGATTCAAAACCTGTTGTATCTTTTGGTTGCGGACAATCTCTGTTCGTGCCCGTTCCCTATTGAGTGCAATATTGGGGGCTATCGTGCCGACAACTCTATCAATCCAGCTCATAAATCAATAGGAATGTACCTGCGGACTTTAGATTTTTTCCCCATGCCAGGTGTTGCTCCATTAACTTGGTTCTGCCAATATCTAATTTGAGTCATTACATCTTTCAGGTCCACGCGAGTAAGTGATCTACTCCCTATCGTGTAAGATTGAGCGGTTGATAAGGCTAATTCGGCAGCCAGCCAAGAATCTAGATGCATCTGTGAAACCTCTAATGAATATTGTGCCATTCCCTTTCACCTCCCCTCACGCTAAACGCTACTGCTTGTGCCTCTTCGCCTCTGTCTCGTCAGAACAGTTGCTGGTTTGTCTTCATCAATATTTAATGGCGGAAGCTCTACATCTAAATTCGGGTTTAATATCTCAATGGCAGCACGATTGTAAACCGCTAAATCTAGCGGCTCATTCCTTGCTTTTATTTTCACCCAAACTGTATAAGGAATTCCCATCTTATAACGTGTGCGCAATTCCTCGGCAGTTAATCCGTCGAAGTATTCTTCATTGTAGCCCCGATCCTTCTCACGAGTCGTTAAAGGAAAGTGACAATAGCCTGGTTGATCTGCTTTTTGTTGAAGCAGGGCCATAACCTTCGCTTTTCCTTCATCAACTCCGAGCCGAACCACTGTTGCATTATATCGATTGCTTGTAGATGTGCCTGCCACCAGCGGTAGATACTTACCATCGCCCGGGCTTTCACCCTTTATTGCAAATAAGCGACGGGTGAAGCGATCCTTACAGAACTTATACACCTCATTGGTAAAGTGACCCCCTGAATCCATGCAAGAAACTGCAACACGAAATTCCCTACCGTGTTCATCTTTCCAAACGCGCTGCAGATATTCGTCAAGGTCCTTCCATACTTGAGGCTGCTTGAGATCTCCATAAATCTTGTGGTACTCGATTCTCCAAGATTCATGATTAGCGCCCCATCCCATGATTTCAACCTCGAAACGATTGTCCTGTGTATCAACTGCAGCTGTAAGGATCTTCACGCCTTCTGGAACATCCGCATGATACTTTTCACGGCGATTCATTAAAACACTTTCGTCGATCTTCTCGCCTTTTTCTTCCCACTCTTCAGCGAGCACCGTGTTAACCCAGACCTTCATCAATTCGATGTCGCCTTTTTTTACCAACTTCTCAGCTGTTTTAAATTTCTGAACGATACGGGGCCAGCTCGAGAAGGTGCTGGCGAGTTGATTTAAATGAAAGCCTCTGGTATCTGCGTGCTGCTTCCGAGCAATCCACTTACCTTTGTATTCCATCCCCGCTTTCCATTCCTGCTCGCTATGTAAAACACCACAATAACGGCAGCTATGCGCAACGGAAGTTGTTTTCATTTTAATATCGTCGTATTCAAACTTGATTTGCTTCCACGAAAAAGGCTGGAGCTCATCACAACTGGGACAAGGTACACACCATTCCTCTTGGGTACTGTCCTCGTAGAAATTTTCAATACGCGATGAGCCTTTAATGGTTGGCGTTGATACCAGAACCCTTTTGCGATTCCAAAATGTTTCCATACGTGCTGTGACCAATGCAACTGGGTCGCCTTCCTTGCCAGCTGATGCGGGGTAACGATCAACCTCATCACAGAAAACTATTCTAATTGGACGAGACGCCAAAGAAGCTGGAGAGTTAGCCCCTGCCATTGTGATATGACCACCTGCGAAAGTCTTGTGTAGCAATGTATTGCCTCCATCGCGACTCTTGCCGCTACCAACAACCTCTCTAAGCTTGGGTGATTTCTTATACATAGGTGCAAGCCTATCCTTAGAGAATGCTTGGGCTAATTCAAGTGTAGGCTGCAACAACATCATAGGAGCCGGCTCATGGTCCGTGTGGAATCCTATGGCATTAAGTAAGCCCTCTGTTTTCCCTAACTGAGATGCCCACTTTAAAACGATCGTCTCAATGTTAGGATCCGTTATTGCATCAAACGGCCCTCTTTGGTAAGGGGCTCGATTCGTATTCCACGGACCAGCTTCAGCAGAAGACACCGATGAAAGAATTCGATAACGATCTGCCCATTCTGATACGGTCATTTTGGCTGGTGGAGCTAATGAACGGAGAGTATTTCGAAATAATCGTTCAGTCCTCTTCCGATCTTCGTTCATCTGCTGCACCTGCCTTAAATGCATCTGAGTCATAGTCAGCCAATGTGGTTAAACATGTCCTTATTTCTTCTGTAAGAATATCAATAACGGATGGCAGGCTTGAATTATTCAAAATCTTAGGTCCCATCTTATTAGGTAAACCCAATAATCTAGATCGTAATGAAATTAGCATGTCATTCATTACTGCCTCAACATCAGCGGCAGCATGCAGTTCACCTCGCATAACCGCCAGCTCTAAAGATGCCTTCTCGGTCTTGATTCGCTCGTGTTCTGTCTTATGGTCGACGAGCCGAGGCTTGTTATCCTCTTCTTTACCGCCAGAAGCATAAAGGATATAAGCTTGAACGGCATCGACTAATATATACTTACCTCGGCCTACCTGGAACAAGATACGATCGCGGGTTAATTGGCGAATCCATTGCGGAGTTTTGCCGATGATTGCTCCCAGTTCTGAGGTAGACACTTCCTTTTCCAACTGCTGCTCAAGCTTTGTTTTAGGTTTCGCCATTCTCCCCAGCTCGCTTTCTATATAACGTTCAATCGCGCGAATTCTCCGAACACCTCTTTAGCGTATTCATTGTAGGCAAGTGCAGCATCTGATTCATTTTCAAAACGTCCAATACTTTTCTTCTTAGATTTAATTGTAATTTTAGCTCGCCATTTTTTTCTTTCCTTATCCCAAGAGACCCCTTTGTGTCGGGATGATCCGTTTGCTATTTTTCCGTTGTTATTCGCATTCTGTTGGCGCGTAGCCAATCTCAGGTTTTGCTTTCTATTATCTGAGCGATCCCCATTTATATGGTCCATCTCGCAATTCTTAATTACCGAAGTCCCCATAACTCGATGATGCATATAAATAGTTATTTTTTTATTTTTAGTTTGATCCCATTCCGTTCGTATGGCATAGCCGTATTTATGCCTCCACTTTACACTATTGATTCTTTCATATTCTTCATCATCAACAGTCGCGAATTTATTTTGTGTGAGCTCAATCAGTTTTGCTATTCTGTCCGCCCCGCTTTCGTAAAAGATAATTCAAAATGCATGCTAATTAGAAGAACATTAGTTGAAGCTAAAATTTATAAACACAAAAATCCCTTCTCGGAAAGAGAAAGGGAAAGTGAAATTTGAAATTTTTATCTACGTGTATTTCGGGCTCGCACGAACCCACCAACGGGCTAGGTGGCTGGGAGTACCTTTTGCGTACCATATCGTATCATTTAAGGCGTTTTTGATCATTTCGATACATTTAGTTACATAATTGCAATGACTCATACCCACGCAGATGGATCACCTAGTATATCTTCTAAGCTACCCACATCCTCATTAGTGACCTCTTCTTTGTCCTTGGGCTGACTCTCGTACTCTTCCTGACTATTCATATACAACACCCCTTCGATTTGTTCTTCTTTAGAGCACTCGTGTAATTAAGGCGGTGTTTAAGATCAAACCCCTACACGGTGCTATTGCGCCTCTGATTTTTTAAAACCGCCCTACTTAAACCATGTCTTGCACTACTCATAGGAAAGAGCTGCTTTAAACAGAAAAATAAACGTTTCTCATATAGAGAACGCTTGGATAATGGAGCTCGGCTTGGCGCGGCTCAATAGCACGAACTCGCTTTGCTGTTCGCTTAAAGATCTTACGTATCTAGTAACTAGAGTATAAATACAGCCCTTATAAACCTTATATGAAGAAACACGATATCACATAATGTCGAACATCTATATTCGTCCATATTCGGGCATTTAATTAAATTGATTGTGCAAAATCTTACGAATGCTAGTTCTCGCGAACATTTGCTTCCATTATTGGAAATATGAGAACATGTCGACTCCTAGTATTTCTTGTTAAAATTTAGTAGAATCGGTCATAGATGATAAATTAATTAATGGGGTGATTTGTGTTGGGAAATCTAAAAGATGCCGCTGATGCAATTGAAGGTATAACGAAATCAGTTCCTATTTACCCAGATCTATTACAACCAGCTATGCAAGAATTGGGCAAAGGCATTCATACATTAGCGAAAACCGTGAACATTGCTCTCTCACCAATTTCAGCCTTAGTTTGGTCATACGATACTATAAAAGGATTTATCCAGGAATCATTAGAAGATAAGCTTAAAAATGTACCAAGAGAAAACATAATATCTCCAGCTCCAGAAGTTGCAGTTCCCACTATCGAAGCACTCAGATATCTCGGGCACAAGGAAGAACTGAGAGAGATGTTTTCCAATCTATTGGCGACTTCTATGAATAGTGAAATTGCAAAAATGGCGCATCCATCCTTTGTTGAAATAATAAAACAGTTAACTTCAGATGAAGCAAAGATATTAAAGTTAATAAAAACAAATAATTTCATGCCTATAATAGACTTGAATAGGCTTGTTGAAGGTTCAAGTTTTTCAATTGTTGTAAAGAATTTTACAATCATTCAATATAGTATTGGTTGTGAATTCCCAGAATTAGGATCCTCTTATATTGAGAATATTAATAGGCTTGGGTTGATTCAAATCAATAACACATCGCTCACAGATAAAACTTATTATAACGATTTAGAAAACCACATTCAGATACTCAGCAGGATAAAACAGATAGAGGATGATGGTTTGCAATATCAAATAAATAAATTCATATACCATCGGACTTCATTTGGGCAGAAATTTTATAATGCTTGCATTAAGGATATTACATAATCTACTTATTCTGTCCACCTACGAGCTCATTCGTATAGTGGATTTTTTATATTAAAAAACACCTGTTAGGGTGTTTAGGTTTTTATGCTAAAGTATCTTCAATTTCTGAAATGATGTGTCTCAAGTGGGCGACGCGTTTTCCAGTTACAACTTCTAATTCATTATATTGTTCTTCTTTTTTCTTAATTAGATCCCATAAATCATTTACGTTATCCTTTTTAAAGTCTTCGACACCACTGGTATCACTTCCAAACCTACGAACAATCGAATCTAATACGTGTTTACGAGTTCTTAGTAACCTAGTTTCCTCGCCTAAATCCTTTAAGGATGTAATTAATTGCTTTTCCTCTATCTTTAATTCATCTTGCCAGCTTTTCAAATCCTTTAATTGAGCTTCATCCAACCCTTTTGCCATATATTTTCACCTCCCATCCATCAATACATATTCGATGGACAGGTAATTATTCCCTGCACTGTAAGTGATTATCGATAGTTTAAATTTATCTGTAACAACTGCGACCCAACCATTGTCCTACCTAATATAAACCTATTAGGAGGGAAATTATGTCACATGGACAATTGTTAAAAAGCCCAGCTGACTTCGAAAATGCCATTATGTTTCAGATCATTGTGTCGATTACCCAAGATGGCGAACATATGGGCAGTGGACAATTAATTAAGCAATCCCAACATTGTATACATACGGTTGATGCTATTTATTTCAAAGGAGTCTGCGAGTTTAAGGTTTGCTCCATGGTGCATTAATACATAATTCTTAAGGACTAGTAACTTTCCCTTTAATGCAGCTGTCATACCTAATAACAACTATTAGGAGTGATCACATGACACATGGTTTCAAATTAAAGACGGATGTAGACTTTCATAATGCTATTTTATTTAAATGCTTAGTGTCCATTACGCAAGATGGCGAAGAAGTGGGAAATGGCTATATTTTATCCCAAGGCCACCATGCCATAGAAACCATTGACTCTTACTTTTTCAAGAACGCTTGCGAGTTTACAGTTATTTCAATGGTTCATTAATTTGTGATTCATTATCTTTATTCGTGGTTACATTGCATAGTAGGTAATTTTTGCTTACATATAAAAAATTGGACTTACAAACCTAAAGAGTTGTAGGTCTAATTTTTTGATTCAACAGCCTTTATAATCCCTCTAACAATCACGGGCAACAGCTCTGTGATTGCTTCGCTTGCCTTCTGTTCAGGAGTTAATTGGTTAAACATGAATTCGTGTAATTCAATTGGCTTAATCATTTCTCACCGTCCTTGAATACATATTGTTCCGATTTATCGAAAATACGAGATCAACAATGGAGATAGTCTAAACTCTCTCATAAGTTGCTTTCCACCTCTCGCCATGATTCATGCAATAGTCAAAATCTTCAACAGTTTCAATTCTCTTAGGAGATATTATGAATGAGGATGGCGGAGATTCATCGCCTTGATATATTCCAATTTCGTAAGAACCCTTCCAAGCTATATGTTCGCATCCATTTATACCGCACCAAAATGCTTGCAGTCTATCCGACCATTCTCCCATCATAATTCCTCCTAGAATAGTGTTCCATTGATTTTAAGGCTCAATGGCAAGCCTTCACGATCATCAACCTTATCGCCAGCTGTGATCACTGGGTATTGGGGAGTGGTGTCCGCTCTACTCATTTACCCTTGAGCAAGCGACATGATGGACACGCTTAGAGAGGTTGAGCATTTATCTGAAGGTTAGGGTTAGGCTAATTTATATTGCAGTAACAGCAAGCCTCGAACTTTGCTAAATCCAATCTTTTCGAAGCCTGCTTTTATAAAACAAAAGCCCGGGTTAGAACTCCGGACCTTTGATTGATCTACATATGTGATTATGCCGTCTTTAGGAGGTAATCCCCATTCGGCAATTGTTGCTGCCACAGCTGAACGAATCATATCGGAACTTAGGTTTGCAGATTCGTTTCGGAATATCGTACATTCAAATGCATCTAATCCATCATCTCTAATGCCTTTCCATGTGACCCATGTTGCCATGCCATCAGCTGTACGAAGCACCAAATTGCGCCCGGGGCGTGTGAACATTGGATGACCTATATGCTGCCTGCTATAATGACGATCAGCTAACAAGCGACAATTACGATCACCCTTATGTGTTAACAACCATTTTCCATATGAAGGGAAGTCAAACATAGGTTGATTCATTCTTACAACTCCTTTTGAGCGTCTACAATCGTTTTTAAGGCTTTCAAATGTTTGATGCTGTTAGATTACTCAGACAACATAAAAACGGCTACCTTATGGGCAACCGTTCGCGTAATGTTCGTATGTGATGATTAAGTGGGAGCAGGGACTTCAACCCCAATTTCCAAACCATAAGGCTGGTGTCCTCATTGAACGAATCCCGCATGTTAAAACGTGGGCAAGGGACTCAAACCCTTGTATGTTTGGCTAATCCGATATTGACTAGGGATACAACACCTCGGAAGTTATTCATCCAAACTAAACTTTAGCGTCTCATATTCCGCCACCACGTATAAATAGCTACTTCTGCTACTGATCTGGATCACCTGTCAGGCTTCGCTATGCAAGATGGAACGACATGATAACCCACCCTCTCGCTCTGGCAACACTTCGCGGTATTTAATGCCACCCTAACCCCGCCGTCAAGTGACTGCAATCCTGCCCACCATATCACGTTGACATGGCGCTGTATTGTTCCCCATGCTATATGATGTGCTTACCTTCGACCAAACGGTCAACACTGGGCACGAATCATTTTGGCAAGCGGTAATTTATAATCATGCGGTTACCGCGAATCCGCCATGCTCGGTATGAGCCTCGTTACGCACCTTTACAGCTTCGGGCTATTACCCCTCTGTGCACTGTCTCTAATTGGTTTGATTTGAATCCTTGACTGGCGTCTTACGCCACCAATCCCCTTGCGAAAGCGCAATAGCACAAACTACATATTGCTACACAATTGCTTTGTTGATCCCAAAGCCACGAGAAGTAACTGGTAGGATTGACCTGAACTTAAGTATTGGATTATTCATAATCCTGCTAGGTTTCGCTACACTCTGTTTCTTCTCTCATATATAGGTGGCAAGCGTAAGTCAATCTGAGCGTTATAGAAATAATCTGAACCTTATAAACGCCTATAAATGTTTAGTGAATGAAATATTTGTTGACGACCTCTATCTTAAATTGTATTATTTTTACATAGTAGATTAATAGGGAGTGAAACTGAATGCCAGCGTATAAAGATGATAACGCAAAAGGTAACGCTTGGTTCTACACAATTAATTTAAAAGTGAACGGAAAGTATGTTCAAAAAAGAATTCGCGGATTCAAAACAAAGAAGTTGGCTGAAGCTGCTATGGTCGAACATAAAAACGATATGAACAAAGGCACATACATACAACCATCAAAGACACTGTTTAGTGAGTTTATGTCTGATTACCTTAACGACAAACAGACAACTGTTAAGAAGCAAACGCTTGGGATATACTCAAGCTTAGTAAACAATCATATTTTGCCCAAGCTCGGCTCCATTGAGTTGCAGCAATTAACGCCTCGTAACATCCAAGATTTATACAATGATCTTTCAAGCGCTGGAAGCCTTTGTGATGAAAATATTCAAAAGGTGCATTCACTTATCAATGAAGCCCTCAAGAAAGCTTTAGCGTGGGATATGGTTAGCAAGAATGTAGCTTCACTTGTAGCGCGGCCAACTGCTACAAAAAAGAAAATGGTTGTCTGGGAAGATGAGGAAATGCGCATATTCTTAAAAGAAGCTAAGTCCAGTCGATTCTACCCTGCTTATTACTTAGCCCTTGTATCTGGAATGAGACAAAGCGAGATATTGGGCCTAACTTGGAAAGATGTTGATTTCGTCGGCAATAGAGTTTCAATCACGCAAACGTTAAGCCATGACGGAAAGGAATTTAATGATGGTGCTAAGACAGATAGCGGTAGCCGAGCTGTATCGATTGACAGTGCGACTATGGCCGTTCTAAAGGAACTGAAAAAGTTTAGAGTTGAGGAAAAGGTCGCTGCTGGTCCGCAGTTATATCAAGAGAATTCATTAGTAGTTTGCACTGCTATCGGAACACCTGTTAATCCTAGAAATCTTCTCAGAAGTTTCGAGGCAATCGTAGCAAAATGCAATCCTGTTGAAGACGGAAAGGAAATTCAAATCAGAGTAAAGAAGATACGTTTCCATGATCTTCGGCATACCCATGCTACAATGCTTCTGAAGCAAGGCGTTAACGTTAAGATCGTTTCAGAACGGTTAGGTCATGCCAGTGTTAAGATTACCTTGGACACCTATAGCCACGTCCTGCCGAGTATGCAAAAGGATACTGCTGAAGAGTTTGGTAAATTGTTTTACAAATCCGAAGATGTTGGGTAAGATAGCCCGTTTTATACTTAGTTAAACATTTTGGGAGGCTAGCTCAGTGAAGAAAAAGATAAAGATACAGAGCGGAAATTTGAACACTGATTTATTCGCACTATTAAATGCGTTGCCCGAACACATCTTATTTCACCATGAGCACAACTCCCGCCATCCTTTAGGGATATATAACGTTACATTCCGTCAGGTAATGACCAGTATAAAAGATGTTATAATTGCAGTAGAATCATTAAATGATTATGATAACTTGATAAGTGGTAAAAATGAGCAATTAAAAATAGCGGAATCAAGTTTAATTGTTGAAGGAGACCCAATTCAAAGGAATGCCCTCGAAGCCTTAATATTAGAAATTAAGAAAGAACTTAGTGATATTTCTAGCGCTGGTAATGCAGAAGTAAAAACATATACCGAATCAATAAAGGGATTAATTGATTCAATAATGTCTTTCATAGACGGCGCGTATCATATCATCAAATCATTCTACCCCGCAAGCTCAGTAAACAAGGTCATACCATTTGCGGATAGGTGGCTAGAAACCATAGAAAAAAAATTAATCAATGAATTTAAAGAGCAAATAAAAGAATACAGAGAACATGTTGCTCCTATCGCCAACAAAATTAAGCACAATTACGCAAAAATAAATTTGTTGAGATTTAAGACTGAATTCGGAATGATTAATGGGTACTTCATAGAGGGTGTGGACTCGCAAGGAAACTTAGGGAGTGACCGGCAAATTCATAAGCAATTTAATAATCAGGATACTGCTTTTTCGATAAATAGAGATTTAAAGTTCCACCTAACAAATTTTTATTTTATTTGTCACCACCTAAAAGTAGTTATTGAAAAAATAATTAAAACAAAATATAATATACAAGTTGATATTAGTGGTTTTGTGATTAACGATTCTAAGGATTATCTAGAAATAACAAAGCTAGTTGAAGGCTTGCCAAACCTTTATTTTCCAGATGAAGCATACAAGCCTGTTCCAGTTTTGGTCACTAATGAAAACTACATCGAAGTTTCGTTGCCATCAAATGGTGCTAATTTGATACTATATGGTGGCGTTGAAATAAAAAGTTCTTTATCCGGTGATGGGGTGACTAAATCATATAGATTACAATATTGGGAGCCGCAAGCACATAAATAA